CGAACGCAGCGAAGGACTGCGAAAGATATATGCTCTTGGGGAATGCGCTGTAGAGCGCGCCGCTAGTGGTTTCGCGAAAGGTATCGGAAGCTAGCGAAAGAAAAAGATGGTGCGGACGGAGAGACTCACATCTAATAGCTTGAACACCACAAGAATGGGACCTCCAGCAAACCAACCCAAGCCTGATGTACTACATGATGTACTAATCCGTGAAGCCTGGGCTAGCAGCAAGCTGCCATTCCATAACCGCATATCGTAACATCAATAACATCTGCATTGGAGTCACCAATGGACATCGAAACCCTTCTCCTAGACTTCATGGCGCGCGTCAACGACGCCACAAAATCAGACGGAACGGACGCCGAACGGCTCAAGAAAGTGCGTGACGCGAAGCGCTGGGCCGAGGAACGGTACGCCGAAATCAGCAACAAACCGCAGGCACGCTGATGCCTACTTCGCCTGCACCTGCCACAGCTGATCCAGCCGAGTCGTGTAGCTCTGGCTCAGCATCTCCCGCTTCATGCCCCACTCAGGCGCCACCGGCACTATGCCCGGCCTCAGCGTCCCTCTCCCCCACTTCGCATTAACCGCATCCAACACAGCCATGACCTTTTCGGCGGCTGCCGGCGGAGTCGCAGCGAAGAGGTCATCCGTGAACTCGCCGCGCTGGTACAGATCGAGCAGCAGCACCTGGGCCTTGGCGTAGGAGTAGCCGGGGCGGTAGATCTGCTCCAGGCCGGCCAGGGCCGCCTGAGTGATCAGCCGCGTGTCGTCGCTCGGGTGCGGCAGCTCGCAGAGCACGCCCCGGGCGAACTTCGGCTCGTCCGGGTTGAACATGCCGGTGCGGATGCTCACGCGCACGCGCTTGCACACGGAACCTTGCTGGCGCAGCTTCTCGCAGGCCCGGGCCGCGTAGGCGGCCACCGCCTCCCGGATCGGCTCCAGGTGCTGCAACCGCGAACCGAAGGAGCGACTGCAGCAGATCTCCTGCTTCGGCGGCGCCACGCCATCCAGCTCCAGACAGGCGGTGCCGCGCAGCTCGCGGGCCGTCTTCTCCAGCACCACGTTGAACTGCTTGCGCAGGGTCCAGGCATCGGCCGTGGCCAGGTCCCAGGCGGTCTGGATGCCCATAGCGCCGAGCTTCTCGGTCAGCCGCCGGCCCACGCCCCACACCTCGGAGACCTCCACCGCGCGCAGCAGCTTGTCGCGGCGCTCCGGGTCGCGGATATCCACTACCCCACCCGTCTGCCTCTGCCAGCGCTTGGCGGCGTAATTGGCCAGCTTCGCCAGCGTCTTGCTCGGGCCGATGCCCACGCCAGTGGGAATGCCGGTTCCGGCCAGGACCTGGGCGCGAATCTCACGGCCCAGCGGCACAAGGTCGCCAGGGATGCCGGTCAGCTCGGCGAAGGCCTCGTCGATGCTGTACACCTCCAGCGCCGGTACCAGGCTCTCGATGATGGTCATCACTCGCTCGCTCATGTCGCCGTTTATGTGTAATAGAAAGTCAATAAGAACCGGGCCATGCTCGCCCTTGGAGCTTCTCATACCCAACCGGTATGGCTGTAGCTTCTGAGGAGATCGCCGTCGCTCACCGGATCATCCGGTCATCCTGTTAGTAACCGGTCAAAGCTGATCTGTTACATCGAAGGCGGACACCTGTCCATCGACAACACCCCTGCCGAGCGGTGAACCGCCCTCCCATGTACATATGACCAAAACGTCGCCGTTATCCTACCGTTCTGTCATGCCTACCCACGACGGAGTATTGACGGTCTCCGTCCTATAACATAGCTTTTCCGAAAGGCGCTCAAGTACATATCGTCATGTGCATACGAGCCTCGTGTCGTTAAAAGAAATGGTTGGTGCCGCATGAAAGTGCTCTTCATGATGCCGTTCGGCGTGTCGAGCTTCTCCGCCCCCATCAAGATCAAGGCTTCGTCTTGGTGTTAGTGCCAGATGCACGTCACCTTGCGGTGCAGGAATGGAGTGTGAACATGAAAGCAGAAACGGAATCGCGGATTTTTTCGGTGGACGAATATGTCCGTCCGTCTAACGGCGAACCGATCCGTTCAGTTGTTCTGGAGACCAACGATTCTGTCGTTGTAGTTTGGCACGCCTACCCTAGGCAGGAAATAGCTGCCCATGTCCATCCTCACGGCCAAGATACTTGGACGGTTATCTCAGGTGAGGCCAAGTATTATCAAGGCAACGGCGTAGAAATTCATCTTAAAGCTGGAGATATTGCCATTGCAAAACCTGGGCAAGTACATGGTGCCGTGAACTCTGGTCCAGGACCTTTCATATTTGTCTCCGTGGTTGCGCCGGGCAGTGCAGGTTTTGCGTTATCTGAGAAATAGGCGAAAGGCCTGAGAGGAACCTGATGAATACACGAGTATTTACGTTCGCTGGTGGAGAAACGGGGGTTTGGCGCGTTGTTGCGATGAATGCCGTGGCAGGAGCCCCTCTCCCTGGAATCCCACGGCTCAACGTAGCCGCTGGCTCTGTTTCGCCGCAGCCTCCGGGCACCAAATGGCTCCTTCGCGGGATAACGAGTAACGAGCGCTATGTCGTGCGTGAAGAGAAGGATCGTCTCGTGGCGAAGCAGCCAAGCTTGGGTCGAGCAGAGGCTACCTGCGCCGCCCTGATCCCTATCCGGAAAAACCCCTCATGGTGGGGACTGTCTCAAGACGAACGCCGGAAGATTTTTGAGGAACAGTCCCGTCACATTCACATCGGGCTCCAATATCTCCCTGCTGTGGCCCGCCGCCTCCACCATTGTCGGGACCTGGGCGAGAACGAACCCTTCGACTTCTTGACTTGGTTCGAATATTCCCCGTCTGATGAGACGGCCTTTAACAGGCTTCTGGCCGAACTCCGAGCCTCGGTGGAGTGGCAGTATGTCGACAGAGAAATCGACATCCGGCTAGTGCATGAGCCGGCCTAGCATCAGGCTTAACTTCGATCTACGTGCGGCACACTCCTGCGACACCCGCAGCCCAGCAAAACCCCGAAAAATCTAGTGTGTCGCATAACTTAGGAGTAACGCGACAGGTATGTCTAGCGAGCCACTAGTCGCTTAAGAACTTTTCTACTTATAGCCTCCTCTTTCTCTCATCGATCTCCTCGGCATCCTGCCGTCTAGAGCCGGCACATTGTCCAGCTTTCGAATGAGGCTCTCCAGCTTTTCCAAGTCGCCCTCGGCAATGGCTCGCTCGTCGGGAGTTAAAGGCACGGCCTCCAAGTACCGTCCGATAGACGATTTGCTTTCCAATGCTTGGGCCCTTGCGCTGGCTTTCGGCAAGTTGAAGTCACACCCCGCACAGGCCATGCGATGTGGGCAGCTGCTCCAGAAGGGATTTGAACAATACGAGTCGCCCAAGTCATAGAAGGTGTAGGGGGCATCTGAATGGCGAACAATTACGTCATGATCGATCAAAACGGAGACCATATGGGCCATTTGATCGGCTTTAACGAAGGATGCTGCCAGCTTGGTAGGCCGAATTCGAATGTAATGCAAAGTCGAATTCGGCGAGCTATGTCCCGACCACTGCATTAGCTCGATCAGCGACATGCCCTGAGGGACGCTGGCGAGCGCCGTCACTGCGGAGGCACGTCCCCGGTGGCTGGTGATTCGCCCGCGACTGTCCTCCAGTGGCACACCCGCCTTGGCGCATAGCATTGGAATGATGGTGCCATTAATGACACTGGAGCCTATGCGCTTGCCTCGAAACTGAAATAGGTAGCTAACTTTTTCCCCGGTTCGCTCATCCAGCAAAGCGGCCTGGTTAGCAGGCCTGTCCTCCAGCCAGGCGTCAATGCGCTCCTTCACGACCACCGCTACAGGTTTGACGAAAGCTTTGAACGTCTTGCTGGCAGGAATATCGAGATAGCATAAAGTTTTTGCTGGAACGATGGTCCCATCCTCGTGTACCACATCATTGGTCTGAGGATGCGCGCATCTTTTATCCAAGCGCATGATTTCATTGCTGCGCAAACCAGCGTGCGTCCACACTACAGCAATGGCTTGAACCATCGACAGCGGATAGTGAATCTCCGAAAGCAGATCACTACGCTCAAGATTTAGACTCGCCCAAATCAGCTTGAGCCAGGTCGAGTCATCAATTACCCGCGGGTTGATACCCGAGTTGAATGTCACGGATCGCGGGGTGGCGAGGTGATGCCGGGGGCTGAACTTCAAACGACCCCATCCCCAGAGTTCAAAGTCTGTAAAAAATCGTCGCAAGGCATGTAGAAAGCCGCGCTTCGAGTTGGCAGCGATAGGCTGACCAAGCCCCTTTAGCTGTGTTCCCTTCGCTGACTCCAAAGCCCACTCACCGACCGTCATCCGGTCGACGGCAGCAATAAATGCAGCGCAAGTGGACATGCTCCAATCGGTAGGCGCCGCCATTCCTGATTGCTCGCGCGCTAGCCAGACACCGGTCCTCAAGATAAAACTGTAATTGCTTTCACGTGTGCGTGGACGCAAGGTGGAAGTGTCTCGCCATCGACGGCACCACATTGCCCAAGTCGGATCGATGCCTTCGATGCTTTTCGCCCGCCAACAGGTATAGCCTCGCATGCGTAAAGGTTTCGCCAAAATCCCCATGGCAGCGAGGCCGTGAGATACCTTTCCGACCGATCTCGCGACACCTTCGCTTCGATGCTGTTGGCCCTTCAGTAGCAGTTCCTCGGTGAATGTCTCCAACCGCGGATCGCCGTTTTCCAGCATCAAGGCACCCAGCACGTTGGAAAGGAACTGCTCAAGATGGCGAGCAGCGTAGCCCAGCGATCTCAACGCTTGGCTCAAGCGAACGTGCTCATGTCTGAACACGGCATGGCCGAAGATAAAAGAAGCATATATCGCCGGCTGCCGGAATTTGGCGATACGCTGCGGGGTTCGAAAATCGCCGAGATGGTAAGCAACGGAAGCGAGATATGGTCGTGATCCTGCTCGATTACTGAGCAAGGTCAACCACTGCGACTCAGACCAACACCAGTAGGGTTTACCGGTTTTGCTGACATTCCAGAGAATGACTGCCACTGATGAAATGGCTAATCGCTGAGAAACGCCGCTGTGCGCCGCTATATCAGCTAGCGGCCTCATGAGCTCAGGTATCTCTGATTGGAGGTAGCCCCAGTCTGAACGGTGAGAGCGATTCGAAAGTATGCTCAGCTCGATTTTCGATAGATCGCTCTGACGTACGTACTTGCTCGCGTCGAACGGAACATAAGGGGTGACTGAGGGGGTGCTCATAGCAATGCCTCAGACCCAAAGAGTTCACAGAACATCCGAGCATCGAGACTGCCGACGGAGTGCGCCATCTTTGCGGTTAAATCCGCGCCAGATAGGTGCAGGTAAATCAAAGTGGTTTTGGGGTCTCGATGTCCAGCATACGTGGTCAGTTCATGGAGCTTCCAGCCCGCACGGGCCAGATGGGTAAGCCGAAGGTGGCGAAAGGTATGAGTGCTCAGGTGCGATAGTTTCGCTTCCTTGGCCCACCCTTCAACCGTTTTACTCCACGCCCAACGGGACAGTGGCGAGCCTCGATTACGATCTGATGCTGATCGAAACAACGAACCTCGCATCCAGCCAGCGCCGCGAAGAGCATGTAGATGCTCTATCAAGACAGGTGCAATGTCTGGGCTGTAGCACACGACGCGGCTGCGTTTGCCTTTGGTCGTTTCCGCTCGCACCGAGATCAGTCGGTGTGCAACGTCTAAATCCTCAATACGCAAGGCCACCAACTCGGCACGGCGAAGAGCCCCGAAATACGCCAACGACAGCATTAGTCGATCACGGATAGACGACCTGGCCGCAATACTGAGAAAGTGTCGCCACTGCTCATCGGTGGGAATGTCTGGCAACTTAATCAGCCGTGGGAGCAAGCCCCTGACAAACCCTCCATGTCCAGGCACTTGGGCCAGCCGACCATGCTGTCCGCGGGGCACGGGGTTGTGCTCGCAAAGACCCTGAAAAACGAGGTGGTCGTACCACAACCGGATAGCAGTAAGCCGCTGGTGCAAGGTTGAATTCGCCACCGCGCTCTTTGCGCCAGGTAGCAGCTCACGGATGTAGAGCGTGACTTGTTCGAATGTCGCGGATTCGGGTTTCAGCCCACTCCCTTCGCAATGCAATAAGTAATGCGCAAGGGCACGGCCATAGGCGTCAAGGGTGGCCGGCGCACGCCCCAGATTACCCAAGAGCTCCAGCCAAGCTTGTACACTGGAATAACGACTTAACACTTGCTTGTGCAATGGGGTGGTGGTCATGGGCGCCCCCTGAGCGTCAACGGATTCAGCCTAGCTCAAAAGCATTCCACCTAACTTAATACAGCGCGTAGTTCGAGCTGAAAGCCAAGCCGCCGGCCGCCTCGTAGCGTTTCCGGATCTGGTGCCAGGGCTCGCCCATCTTCACGCCCAGCGCCTTTGCCTCGGCCGTGCGGCTCACCACACACCCGTCGTTATTGCTCAGCACCACGATGGGCGTGCGAGCCAGCTCCGGGCGGAAGACCCGCTCACAGCTACAGTAGAACGAGTTGCAGTCGATCAGGGCGAAGGCTCGCTCAGCCACTGGCGCGCCCTACCCGGCATAGGCCGATGTAAACGCCCCAGATCTGGAACTCCTCGGACTCCATGATGTAGCGCGGCGGATACTGAGGGTTGGCGGACAGCAGGATGACCTGATGCTTGTCGCCGCCGAGGATCTTCAACAGCGGTTCGCCGTTCACGCAGGCCACCACGACGTCGCCGCGGCGAGGTGTAAGCGCCTTGTCGATCAGCACCAGGTCGGCATCATGGATGCCGAGCCCCTGCAGGCTGTTGCCGGCTACGCGCACCAGATAGATCTGCGGGCGGTGCAGGCCGAAAAGCTCATCCAGCGAAATGCGCTGCTCGAGGTGATCCTGGGCGGGGCTTGGGAAGCCGGCCGGGATGGACGGCAGAAAGAAGGGAATGGAGACCGACGAGGGCGCGACGGGGCCGAGGATGGTAAAGCTGTCCACGGTTGAATGCCTGAATTAACTGTATATAAATACAGTATTCAGCAAGCAGGCGGCCGTCAACGGAATCAGGAGGGAATGCGATGTGCGGAGGGGTGAGGATTGCGGGCGAGTACACCCGCGACGGGAAGCCGATCAGGATCTACTTCCCCAACCCGAAGGCGGCGCTGCCGGTACTGACCGATAGCGGCGTGGAATGGCTGCCCTGGGGGCGCCGGAGAGAAGAGCCAGGCCATGGCCCGGCTGGTGGATGGGCGCGCACGGAGTCGATAACCGAGGGCCGATGGCAGAAGTACAGCCCCCAGCCAGCCGCCGTTCCTGTCGACGCCTTCATGGAGAAGGACGAGGAGAAGGTCTCCCACTGGTTCGAATCGGCCGGCGGCGCACGCCTGGAGGCGCTGGTGGTGGGTGAGGATGCGCAGCGCCGCGTCTACCTGGTCACCGGCCCAGCGCCGGCCGGCTTCGCCTGGGCCCACGACCGCTGGCCGGTAGCGATCGAGGCCGCGCCGGCGCCGAACTGGGAAGAGCTGCGCAACGGCTAGAGACTCATAGCCAGCCGGTATCGCCTGGCCACCTCCTCTGCATGCGCCTGCCCACCCACCAGGCGAGCCTGCTGCACTGCACGCCCCATGGCAGTTGGCCCAAGCCGGAAGCGCGGAGCCTCTCCCCGCATCAGCTGCGCGACGTCAGCCGACGAAACACCGCTCATCCGCAGGGTCTGCATGACCTGCGGGCGGCTCATCCCCGCCGTCTGTGCAGCCTGCACCAGACGATTCATCTCACGGAAAGCCTGCTGGTACTGCCGCTCGGCCGTTTCGCGGGCATCCCGGATGTCCTCCTCGCCCACCTTGTTCTGGCTGCGTAGCTCGCGGGTCAGCACCTGCCGCGACTCGGCCAGAGCGTCGCCGAACTCGTATGCACGATAGTGCAGCGCGGTTCTGGCATCGGTTGTCGATGCGCGCCAGCCCAGCAGGCTCACCACCTCATCGCGCAGGTCGTAGGCCTGCCCACTACCCTCCCTTCGTACCCCCTGCCCAGCCAGCACCAAGCGCTCGGCGTTACTCACGAATCCAGGCTGCAGTGCTTTGCGCAGGTGATTGGCGATATCCAAGGTCTGATCGACCGGATCGCCGTTCTCTTGGTAGACGAGCCCGCCGCTCCCTTTTTTGTTCGCCATCACCTCAAACAGCGCGCCGGCGGCGATGTCGGCGCCCAGGAACGGAGCCAACATGTCACCCAGGCCGCTGGCTGCAGCCTTCTCCCACGGCTGGTCGCGCATCATCGCTGTCAGAGGACGCTTCCAGTACCCATAGGGATCAAGGAAGCTCATATCGAAATAGCGCAGCTTGCCGTCAGCGTCGCGGCCTGCGTAAAGGAAGGTGGAGTTCTTCTGCCAGTCCGGCGCCAGATCGCGCAGAGCCTCCTCCTCTTCGTCATCCACACCAAACGCCGCGGCAGTCATGGCCGAGAGCGCGTAGAAGCCGGCCGAAACCATGGCCATGCCGACCGCGCGCCGACGACCGAGTGCCTGCAACTCAGGGTTGCCGCTCTTCAGATCGGCGGACGTCAGCCGCATCATATTCACCGTCGTCCTGACGATCTCGGCCGGGAAGCTGACGAAGGTGCCCATCAGCGGGAAACGGCGCAGCCAGTCGATGCCGCGACCAACCATCGAGTAGGTCGGGTAGGTATTGCGGATTCGCTCGGCGGCCATGCGCTCGGCCTCAGCCTCGCTGAAACCGGCCTTCTGCAGGCCGGCCTTCTCATTCTCGAAGCCGATGATCTTCCAGAAGTCATCGCCGAACGAGTAGAAGCCCTGGGCCGCCTGGTTGACCTTGCGCAACCACTTCAGGCCAGTGCCAGTCTTGCCGTCCAGCAGCTCGTCCAACCTAGCGTCCTCAAGCAGGCGCGCCATCTCACCGGCGTAGGGGGTGTCATACACCACGCCCAGCTGTTTCAGCTTGCGCAGGTAGGTCAGGTCTTCGCCGGTGGCGTTCTGGGCAACCTGCTCACGGAAAGCTGCCAGACTCTTCTTCATCTGGGTCAGGTCGAAGTGGCCGTTTGCCAGGCTAAAGAACAGCGCCGACTGCCAGTTACGCATCGCCGTGGTTGGACTGAGCACGGTCTTGCCGTACTTCACCATGCCGTTGATCCGCACGACGGCGCGATACAGATCGCTCATCTGCTCCTTGCCCATGGCATCGCGAAAGGCCTGGGCCACCTCAGGGAAGGTCCAGAGACCGTTCAGAGGTGCATAGGTGTCTGACTGCTCCCCGGCCAGCTGCTCGGTGGCGCCAGCTGGACGATCGCCCTCCTCGAAAAGGAAGGCGCCCATGCCCTGCGCGCGGGTGCGATCGAGGAAGCGCTGGTTCCAGATCAGGCGACCCATCTTGGTGGCGGACTTCGCGAAGTTCACCCGGGGGTCGATGTACTCCCCCAGCAGCGCGCGGATCTCCGGCGCGATCTCCTTCCGCTTGATCAGCACGCTCAGGTCCTTGGCGCCGAGCATGCCCTCGGCAATCATCGACTCCATCGAGCTATAGGCTGTGCCGGTCTTGAGCAGCTCGTTGACCTTCACGTCGGCCATACGCAGGGCCTCTTGGGAGGTTGCGCCTTGGCCTGCGTACTGGTTGGCCAGGTAGCGGCGCGCGGCATTCAGGGTCTCAGTCGGCACCTTCTCGAACCACTTCGCATCATCGAAGGCACGGTAGGAACGATGCACGTAGCTGCCCAGGTTGCGGGTGATGGTCTCCACCAGAGCCGGGTCTGCGTCCTTCAGGTTCTGCTCCACCTGCTGCTGCAGGATGCCGATGTACTCGCCCGACAGCGTGTCGATGTACTGCCGCATGGCTACCACCGCCTCGCGAGTGCGCTGCGGCAGCGCCGGGTCTACCCGGCCCGCTAGCGCTTCCGCCAGTGGCTTCATCTGCGCCTCTGGCAACTGGTCGATCGGGGAACCGAAATCTGCCTGTACCGCCTGTTCCAGCCCGCCAGCCAGGTGTCGCACATCGAACTCGACCGCTTGGAATTCGCTGTCGCGTCGGATCTTCTCCGAGAAAACCGCCTCCGGCAGCAGCCCGCCCGGGGCGAATTGCCGGCGGAACTGCTGCTTGGCTCGGCTCCACAGAGTCTTGTCCTGCTCGCGCAGGCGCCGGTTCTCTTCAGCGAAAGGATCATTCAGGTCGGCCGGGCGCCGGCCAAAGCGGCTGAACAGGTCGCCGGCGTCTTGGGTCAGGCTGTAGCGCACCTGGTCGCTCTCGTCGAAGGTTCCGCTGTTCCGCACCGCCTTGATGTTCTTACCCTCGAACACCACCGGCCAGTCCAGCCCCAGGATGTACAGGCCATCGTGCCCCTGCTCCATCGTCGTCTTGCGATAGGCCTTGATCTGGGCATCCGTCCAGTCGCCCATCGCCTCGAATTGCTGCTGGCTGACAACCTTCGGCTTGCGCATGCGCACGAAGAAGCGCTCGACGACCGGCCCATATCGCTCGACGTTGCCAACGTCCTGGCGTGCCAGGAAATGGCCCAACGCCGCGGTGCCAGTGCCGGTCTTGCCGCCCAAGCGAGTGTCGTCGAAACGGTCCTTCTCGCCGAAACTGCGGTGGTAGAAGGCAATCGGGCGGCCGGTTCGATCCGCCATACGGGAGCCCTTGAACCAGCGCTGAAAGAATGGCGAGTCGGTGCCCCTGGCGCGGTACAGGCTACGCGCGAAGGCCTGCGTGCCATCCTGCCCAGCCAGCTCATCGATGGCATCAGTTACATCCATCTCCTCCACATGCAGCAGAGCAACAGGCCGCGGCTCCACCGGCTTCTGCCGGTAGTTGACCGCTGCTGCCGACTGGGGCGCCGGCACAGAAGTCTGAACGCTACCGGAGACCATGCGCCGGGAGTCAGCCAGAAGCGCGACAATATCGGCGTTGGTCCAGCTCAGCGCGCCGGTAGCGCCGAACAAACGCCGCAGAGCGGCTCGGACCATGGCCACCAGGCGCTGGATCAGGCTGTGCTGCGGATTGGTTTCCGCCAGGTGGGCTACGTACTCCTCCGCGACGGTGATGCGCTGCTCCTGCTCGCTGAGGTTTTCGAGCTGACCAGCGTAACGCTCCTCCAGCTCGCGCCGATCTGCGGCCGGCATGTCGACATAGATCTGCTCCATCACCTTGGCAGTGCGGCTGCCCAGCACGGCGCGCACGCCCTGGTGGCCTACGACCTCATGCAGCAGAACCTCCTGAGCATGCTTGGCGCTCTGCAGGTTCGACGCCACCAGGTAGGCCTGGCCGTTGTGGTACACGCCAGCGACCCTACCCACGGCGCCGTCACGCAGCACCTGCTCAAGCACTGGCATGGGTAGAGCGAACTCGGTGTCGACCACTAGGGCGCGGAGACCGGTAGCCTCCTGCACCTGCTGGGCGATCGCCTTGGCGCTGACAGGCGGAATACCCTTGGCACTACCAGGATTGAGCCGCAGCATCGGCTCGTCGGGATTAAGCCGATACAGGGCAACATTTCCCTTGTCGTCCTGGCGGGTCTCGATCACCCGGAACAGCTCGTCGTAGGCGGCGCGGATCTCTGGAATCTCGGCAGCAGTCGGGTATGGATAGGAGTCCTCCAGCTCGAACGCCTGCTCGCTGACGACGTTGGCCAGGTAATCACTACGCACACCGCCCTCATTCAGCTTCGCGATCAGGTAGCTCTCGAAGGCGCGGGCAGTCATTTCCAGCTTGGTAGACCAATAGTCCTTGGTGCGCAGCTCGTCCATCTTTTCGGAGCGCTGGCGCAGCTGGGTGCGATTGATGGCCTTGTTGATGTTGGCAAAGGCTTCGACGATCTCCGGCCGTACGCCGGTGCCACGCTCATAGGCGGCCTCGCTCAGCATGCCGTCAGGTGCCCCACGCGCCCGGCTGAGGTAGTTGTCCAGGGAGTGCCACCACTCATGGCCAAGCGAGCCTGCTCCCTTCGCCTTGGTCAGGTTGATCACCACCTGGTCACGCTCGTAGTGCGCCATGGCCGGGTCCGGCCCGCCAGTCCCGCGCGCGCCGAACGCCAGTCCCAACTCGCCATTTAGCGAGAGCGCCCTGGGCGGAATATTCAGCACGCCCGCCATGTCCATCAGGGCATCGAAGGCGTCATTGAGGTCCTGCTGCCGGCGACGCCCCTCAACGTAGTTGCCGAACTGCACCCCGCGGAAGCCGAATGTCTCGCTGAACAGCTCAGGCGTCACGTCCAGCCCGTTACGGTAGTCGGAACCTACTCGCGGTGCGTTGTCCTCGCCGCGCACCGCCGGCAGCTGCTTCATCCGCTCGTACTGGGCTTCCAGCTCGGCCTGGTTGCTCTTGAGGTAGTCGCGCGCGGCCTGCACGTCGGGGAAGTTCTTCATCTTCACCACGCGCTTGCCGTTCTTCTTACCGATGAACACCGACTTGGTGTAGCGATCGCTGAAGATATCGAAGCGGATCTTCGGGCCGACGTCGGCCTCTTCGCCCTTCGCCTTCAGCTTGGCGTGCACCTTGGCGAAAGCCTCGATCACGGCCTCCTTGGTATCGGCTACGGCGTACTCGACAGGCCAGTTGCTCAGCCGGTTACGCTCGTTCGGGCCATCGACGATCCACTTCGTCACGTCCTTCTCGCCGCGATACAGGCTGAAGTAGCTGGAGTGAAGCTTCATGCCTTTCAGCGGCACGTCGTGACCAAAGCGCTCGTAGAGCTCGACCCGGCCGAGGAATCCCTTATCGAGCCCCGTCGCATCTCCGGCGCGAGCCTTCACCCTCACTGCATAGTCGGGATCGGCTGCGACCTTGGTGGCCATGTCGCGAAGCTTGGTCACTTGCTCTGCCCAGCGCTCGACCTTCCAGCCCTTGCTGGGTTTGTTCGGGACTTCTTCGCGAGCCGCGCGCAGAAAACCTACCGCCCAGGGATCAGCGCCATCGGCCAGCAGCGCCTGGTAATCCGGCTCAGGCCAGGACTTCGATAGGGGAACAGCCTTCACGTCCAGCGCCTTGGCTTCATCCATGCGCTGGCTGAACGTCTGGAACTTCCGCGCTCCCAGCAGCTTCTCGCCAAAATCCTCGATCTTCTTGGCGTCGCCCCGGGTGCGTGGCGCAAACATATCGTTCTGGCCGCGCGCCTCGGCGACATCGGCGGGACGATCAGACCCAGAGAGGGTGAAGTCGGCGCGATCGCGGTCAGCCTGCGCCTTCTGCTCGGCCTGGCGTTGCGCCTCGGCATCTGCCTTCTCGGCCGCCTGCTGTTGGGCGGCCTGCTCCCTCAGGCTTTCTTCGGTTTGCTGTTCGAGGCTGAAGCCGGTTGGTTCTCCAGCTTGGCCTTGGCCAGATCCCGCAGGCGCTCGCTGCTGGCTATCTTGTCCGTCATCAGCTTGCCGTAAGGACTCTCCTTCCACAGCTGCTTGGCCAGCAGCTCCTGGTCCGTACTCAAGGCTTTCGGCTCGACTGTCTTCTCGCTCGTCATACTCATCCTCGTAGCGCTGTGCCTCGGCCAGCAACTGATTGTCCAGGGCCTCGGCAGCCTGCTGGTGCTCGCGCAACCTGTTGGCCAGGGCCGCACCATACTCGCTTTCCACCTGAGCCAGGTACGCCTCGAACTGCTGCCGCTCCCGCTCAGCCTCATCAGCGTAGCGCTGCTGCAGCTCACGCTCCATCTGCTCCTGCTGGGCGGCGGACTCTGCTGCGTAGTAGCGGATTCCGGCCAGTTCGTCGCGGATCGCCTGCTGCAGCCATGGTACACCACCCAGGTTGTCCATCTCGCCGGCAGGCAGATAGCCGTATTGATCCAGCTGACTGGCCATGTCGTCGATGCTGGTCCCGGTCTTGTCGCTCCAGAGGGCACCGACGCCCGGAAGATGGCGATTCCCCTTGCTCTCGCCGGTGGTGTCCTGGCGCCACTCAGTCTTGATGCCGCCGAGACGGATGACAGCCTGCAGCAGGGAGTCACGCTCACGATCGACCCGGCGCCGCGGCCCCTTGGACGCCGCGCGTTGCTCCTGCGCCGACGCCGGCGCAGCAAGCGGCTTGCGCAGATCGCCCCCCTTCAGCCAGGACTTGAACTGATCCATGGGCATGGAGGTGACAGGCCCGACCTTCCAGTCGGCGTCGAAGTTGCTCCGGTAGGCCGAGACCGCCGCCTCCTGGCTCGGGAAGCCGATCATCACCTTGTGCTCGTCGAAGCTGCCATCGCCCTGGTTCAGCTGGTCAACGACGAACACCTGGCCGCTATCTCCCTGTGGGCCCAGGTAAACATCGACCTGCTCGCCATCGGCGCCCTCTGTACGGCGGATGTAGCCGTAGTGGTCGCTCATCGTGTGGCGCCACTCGCTACCATCGGGACGGCGCCCGGCGCGCTCCGAGCCTCGCGGGTTCTCGATCGAGATATCAAGGCCAGCCACGCGCACATGGCCCTTGCGGTAGTTGCCGGCCTCCTTCTGCGCCTCAGTCGGCTCCGGCAGCTCGTTGGCCGGCGAGGTAGCGGCTTCGTTCGCCTCCTTGTCGACCCTGCTGGCCGGCGGCGCCTGGCGCTCCATGCCAGGACCTCCCAGCGGCCGAAGCCTGGCAGCGGGCTCCACGAACGGTTCGACCGGCCCACGCTGGGTGTTGCCCTGGGCGTCCACCACCATGGTGTTCGGCGCCGGCAAGGCCAGCGGCGCAGCAGGCTCGGCTGGTGCGCGCGGCACAGCCACGGCCCAGCCACCCTCATGCTGCACGACCATCGGATTCTCGCCGGCGGCGATGGCATCGTTGAGGGCCTTGCGCAGACGCACGTCGCCCTGGCCCTTGAATGGGCGCCCGTTCTTCTGCACACGGTACTCATAGTCCGGATCGCCGGCGGCCGGCGTGGCCTGCACCTGCTCCGTCTGCTGGGGGCCACTGTCCATCTCCACAGTTGGCAGCGGCGGCGCCTGCTCGGGCTGAGCCTGCAGCTCAGCGGCCGGCACATGCCCTTCGCGCCCGGCCACACGCACTCGCGCGTACTGGCGGCCATCGGCGCCAGGCGACGCCTCGAAGCCGAGGAATTCAACCGGGTAGTCGAAATCCTTGTTCGCCCAGACCACGGTCTCGCCTTGCTCGAACGCCGGCAGGGCCTCCACATCCTCGACCTGACCAGCGCCGCTCTCGGCCGCCACCTCCGGTAGCAGCTGCTGAGGCGAGCGCTGGCCCAGCGGATCCTCGCCGAATTGCTCAGCCTCTTGGATACGCGCCTGGGCGGCGGCCAGCGCCTCCTGCTCCGGTACCTCGACCCAGCTCTGCAGGTCGTTGTCGCGGCGGTAGAAGCGCAGCGCGCCCGGGTTGGTCTCGTCAATCTCGGTGCGGAACAGCTGCTGCGCCACAGCGGTCTGCAAATCGGCCGGCTGGTAAGGCGCCGATGCCTGCTCCTGCGGCGCGCCAGCCAGCAGCGCCCGACGGGCTGCCTCCATCACAGGGCTCTGTGTACCGGCCGGCCCGCCATCCACCGCAGTGGCGGCAGCAGCCGACAGCGGCCCCGCGTTTGGGTCGATGCCCATCTGCTCGGACGGCTTGCGTGCAGGGAGCACGTTGATGCCTGCGCCCATTACACTGCCGGCCAGGGCACCCTCAACCGCAGCGCGACCCGTGCCATCCATCAGTGCCTTGTTCTCGGCGAAGTTTCGCCACATTTGCTCCTGAACGGATTGCGGCAACTCCTCGAGCAGGCCCTCGACTGCGGCACCACCCGCCAGGCGACGGCCAAGGCCTGGCGCCTCGGCTGCAGTGCGCTGCACGCCGCCGGCAATAGCAGTATCCACGTCGGTGAGCCCGAGTCGCTGAACAACTGCAGCACCAGCGCGGCCGAGCAGCGCCGTGCCGACACCTGCTCCGACAGCTGCAGCTGCAGCGCGCTGAGGCTCAACCTCTTCATCGATCTGGTTCATGGTCGAGCCAGCGACCACTGCGCCCTCGCCGGCGGCGCCGGCTGTGGCAGCTTGGCGCGCGGCTTGAATGGCCGTAGCCGGTGCAGAAATCGCGCCAGTAGCCCGGCCAGCAGCCAGCGCACCGCGACCTATGGCGCCGCCGGCCAGCATCTGCGGAACGGATTCGGCTACAAGACCTGCAATCACTCTGGGGTTGCGAACATAAGCGCCGGTAACATCAAGCGCATCACCTTCCTCCCAGGCCTGGTTGACCTCGGCCTGGGCAGCCTGCCGCTCGGGGCTGTACTCCTGGCGCGCCTCCTCGGCCCACTTCTCTGGCTGGAAACCGGTCAGCTCACCAGCCTGGTCGGCCAGGTCGTCGGCGAAGCGGCGATTGGTTAGACCGCCGGCAACCACATCGGCAAGGCCGGTAGCTACGCCGGGAAGCTGCTGCACACCGCGCTTCAGGTCGGTGCCCAGGTCACCGAGGGTGGAGGTGTTCTGATCGGAGCTGCCTTTCGACGCTGCGGGCTTCTCGTCGAACTGGTCGAAGTAGTTGGCAGACTTCGGGCTGCCATCAGCCTCATCGAACTGGTCGAAGTAGTTACTCATCCCGCTCTCCAGCAGCAGCACCACCACGGCGCGCGATGGAGCTATGTCACTGGAAACAGGAAAAACTAACGAACCCTACAGGGGGGCGGGTCAAATACCGATCAAGACGAAAAGCCGCCGAGAAAAACTTGGCCTGTCCGACTCAGCCTTTGTGTTGAGTATTGAATGAGTCAGAACTGGGCCTAAGGCAATAGGCCCCTAACTACACTCACGCTCATACCTTAGATTTCTACGGAGTGATTACAGGCTGCGCCGGCGCAGTCGCCGTACTCGCGGCAGCCTTGGCAGCGGCCTCTGCGGCTGCGGATGCGGCAGGAACAGTAGTCTCCAGCACCGCGTTCTTAACTTCCTGAGATTTACCGGTGAGAATTTCAGCTGCTTTTTCTTCTGCTGCTGCCCTCGCCACAGGCTCTGCCGCCATTTGCGCCGCAACCGTTGCAGCTGCCTGAGTCTGGTTTAGGCTTGGAGTCTCGCCCCCAACTACCGATGCCTTTCTGGCCACGTCTGTAGCGGCTGCCGCAGCAACTGGTGCAGCCGCTACAGCGGCAGCTTCCGCAATTTGGCCACGGAGCTTTTCAATTGTTGCTTTATCCTTGACAGTGGCACTCGGATCGATAGCCACCTTCGTAGCAGCATCAGCAGCCGGCTTTGCAGCTTCTTCGGCGCTTTTCTCGGCATCAACCTTAGTCCCGACAGGGTCAACTGTTGCAGACGGACTCTCTGACTTAATCGGCGCCCCGGATTGGATTTTATTCAAGGCTTCTGCCGCAGCTACATCCGCCCTGCCAATTGCCATCTTGCAGTCATACGCTAAATCGATTGCCGCCAGCACCCTCTTAGTTGGGTCTGTTCCCTGCACCACTGCGTCCTTGCCAGCAGTTCCCGCGTTGGCAATCTCCGCTCGCCGCCGCGCATTGACGGCATTAGAGAAGCTCGTATTTACCCCGGTTTGAAGAGCATTGGCCGAACCAGAGAGACCAGACCAAGCGGTCTTGGCGCTGCCCCCCGCAAGCGGGGAGAAAACTGCCCCTGCAAGCGTGCCAATTCCGCCGATAAAGAAGGTGGACGAGTTGACTAGATCGCTGCCGTCTTCGTAGCTTTTTGCCAGGTTCAGGCAATAAACACGCGCATCCTTGTAGGCATCAGCGACATGTTTGCTGGTGCATTCCACCGCCACGTTATTGTCTGCACAGATAGGCTTAGATGCCCAAGGGAAGTCAGGCTCACTAGGGAACAATGTGCATCCGCTGAAGAACACTGAAAAACAAGCAAAGGCAGGAGCACGCATCGTCTGGTCCCTCAGCTACGATCATGGCTTATGGCCATTTAATGAATAGCCGCTAGATCATGAAAATCAAGGATGGCGCAATGACAAAATTTCTTATGCTTACTCTATTGAGCTTGCCGGGCTTGGCGAGCGCTTCCAACTACGCCACCTGCCTGCTGGACAAGCTGCCGGGGCTGGAGAATGACCAAGCAGCGGCAGCTGCAATCCAGGTATGCCGAGCCGATCACCCTGGTGGTCTGGAAGCTGTGACGCAGGGGGACGGCCGCGGCATGCTTGGATACGACTCTGGTGCCGACTGTGCTCTAGATCAGTCTGGTGATACCCGGAGCCGCACCGCCGCATACCAGATCCGTCTGGCCTGTGATCGCTTGTACAATGAGAACTTCTTCGACCAGTTCGACAGCCGCTAACCAGCGCCGAGATACCTTGCGCTTGCCCCCTGCCCGAACTTCTTATCGAACTCTGCAGCGCGATTGGGATTCTCAAGTAGGGCCGCAACGGCAGCAGCAGGAGGCCCACCTGCGAATTGGTCTGACTCAGCCTGCGCCTTCCCACTTACAGGCTGACCAGTCGTGACGTCGATCACCTGGCGACCAATCACCGGACCATTGTTACCCTGCCCCATTACGACATCCTGCGTGATGTAGCGGTCCTTCGCCTGGGTGGCAAGCACGTTGTAGGCCTGGCGCGCAGCATTGCGTTCCTGCTCGCTGGTGTTCGGGTCGGCAATGGCCGCGCGCAGCGACTCCAGCCGCTGGCGATCAACCGCGGCGACTTCGCCCTCCTCAATCTGCTGGCCCAGCCGCTGCTGGTTGAGCTGCTCGGTTTGCATGCGCTGGTGCTCGGCGGCAGTGCGGACTGCAGACTCCCCAGATTCGTTGGACGTGCGGGATCGTAGTGCCTCGGTCTGGGCCAGTTGTGCCTCATGTCGGCCCAAGCGACGCTCCTGCAGGGTCGGAGTGCGGGAGCTGTCTCGCACCACAGTCAGCCGGCCACCGTTGTTACCGAGTTCGCCGGCCTGGGCTTGCTCAACCATGCGCCCACGTTCCTGGTTGGCGCGCTCGAAGCGATCCAGGGCCAGCTGTGAGCTGCCCGCCTCGGCCTGGCTGAAGGTGCCCACACCGTTGCCTACGTTCGCGGCAGAACCATACCCAGGCACGCCGAGGCGCGGCTGAGAGCTTGCAGAAGGCTGAGAACTTGGAGCGGGAACACCGCGGCCAGCGGATACCGCGCCCGGCGTCGCCGCCTCGTTGGTGAACTCCGGCACGCCGCTTGCGCCCTGCCGCATGGCAATCTCGCCGCCCTGGCGGTCAGCCCCAATGCCAGTCCCTTGCCAGCCTGGCGCACCACGACCAGCAGGTGCTGATGCTTCAGCAGGCGCTGCTGCAGCTCCAGCTACCGGCGCAGCGGGTGCTGCTGGTGGAGCGACTGAGGATTGCTGGGCCGAGGCCAGGGGCTGGGCACCGAGTGCCTCCCGGCCTGCCTCACGGAAAGTCTGCGCGGCCGTGCCAGCCTGATCCAGCCCTTCCTGGGTGGTACCGACCGCCATATCACGGTACTTCGCACGGCCACCCTCAAGGGTGTCGGGGTCGCCACCGGTTGCGAGGGTCGCGGTATTGCGCACGGCATCAGCCACAGCTGCATGCGGCACTGCAGCTGCGCCAACCAGCGCCTTTGCGCCACCGGCAAGGCCATCCCTCAACGTCTGCCACCCGGGAACACCCCGACCAGCCTTCTGCTGGGTCACAGGCGACACCGCGGCCTGCCGTGCGGCCTGGACCGCCTGAGTTCCCATGGCCTGTAGACCTGGACCGGTGAGTCGCTTTTTCTGCGGGTCTTCAACCAGGCCACCGTCGGCGAAGAAAAGCTCCTTGCGCGGAACACCTCGGCCGGTGGGTTTGTGCGTCGCCTGCTTCATGGCGTCCAGAGCCTGCACACCAACGGCATGCACTTGCCCAGGAGTGAGCTCGAACTCACCTTTGCTCAAATTTACCGACACTTCTTTACCCTGGTATCCAGGAACCCCGAGCCCAGCCAAATTCCGCTCACCAATCTCTCTGGTCGAGTCCGCAGGCATGATGTAAGTGCCGGCCTGAACAGCTTTATGGATCGAATCTGAAGTGCCAGTACCAGGCCCCTCGATCTTACCGCCGGGGGTCTTTTTGTAGCCGGGAACGCCGAACATGGCTTCGCACCTCCAATGGAATAGCTGGATTGTTCTCGAAGCGGCGACCGTTGAAAAACCCTACAGGGGGCCAGTTACTGCACCGACTTCCCCGCAAGAAAGCTACGCCCAGTGGTGCGCCCCGCTCTTGCTGGCGCGATAGGAGAGCCAAGGTAGTAGGCTGGGCCCCTGAGGTAGTTCTGACCTATCAACCCCCAAGCGCCAACACTTCTCAGTGTGCTCAGATCATCAGCCCGATAAAGAATCGACGGCACCCTGCGTCCTACCTTGGAGAGCAACAACTTGGCGTAGCGCGTCAGCTCACCGTCCTCATCGACTGCGCCCTCTTCCACACAAGTGACGTTCCACTGATCTGCATCTCCGGAGGCGTTACTGACCACAAACGGCAGCTCAAAATCGGAAAGCCGCACAAGCTCACCGTCGCGGACCCGGATCACAGCTAGCTTGGCGATTTGAGATGCGCTGGAGAACCCGGCCCTGGTGGCAACCACTACTGCAATCATGCCTGGGGCATACACGCAGGCCGGGGCTACAGATGAATAGCCATTCCTGTACTCCGGCCATAGGAACTTGTCGCAGCCGTATCCATGCCGCCGTATGGCGCCATCCACTGAATCCGAAGAGACATCCGATATCCCGTCAGCCACACACGGATAGCTCACCGGGTACAGGTCACCGAGCTCGGCAATGACGTAGCTGCCGTCGCTTGAGATAACCGCCAGATCCACGCCCTCTTTGGTTGGGGCAACAGCTCGATGCACGCGCCGCAGATCAGGATCTGGGTTGCCGACGGCATACTCCCCGCTCTCTGCACGAATGCAGACAAAGCGCGATACCTCAACCACCTCATCCCCTTCGACTGTTAAGTCCCGGTACGTCAGGACCGGGCTGAACTCAACCCGCGGCAGAACGCGCAGCGTCTGGTCGTGAACAGAGAACGTATGCCTGTGGATGCAGCGCACGGTTTTGCTGCCATCTAGTGCAACGTGCACCAGGTAGGTAGCCGTGTGATTTAGGCTTATGTCCCCAGACGCTGAGTACTCTGGCACGGCGATATCCTCCTCGACGGTGACCAGTTCTGGCGTCGAGTAAGACCATGTTGCTTGTACCAGAGGCAGCTCTCGGGATGTCTGAACGGTGAACAGTATGTCCACCCCTTCAGCGAGCCCCACGCAAGCGAGGCGGGGTGCCCGCCTCCACACAAAGCGAGTCTTCGGCTCTCCGGGATTCTGGAATGCACCGAAGGAGGCAAATGGGCCATAGTCCAGAGAGGCGCTGGGATTAAACACGCCGCTGCGGGGGCTGTTGATGTTGTAGTCACCGTTCAGCCTGACGAGGGTGTACGCCCTGGGCGGTGCCATGCTCCACATCACGCGCTGAGGCCTGTCCAGTGGCAGAAGATCATCTGCGGTGATGCGCCCGAGCTTTACTACCTTCGCCTGCGGACCATCTTCTCCATCAACGATCTCCACTCTAGCCACCGACAAACCATTCCTGCTTGCATCCCATGCAGGTGTTCCACTGCTGCTACCTGGCTGGTTGTTGATGGAACAGGTGACCACATAAACGATGTCGTTTCCGTATCCCGTAGCGGCAACGTCGGGAAAGTCTGACAGCGGGTGTTCTCCTGGCTCGCTCGCAATGTCGGTGCGCGCTATATGCAGAACGCGCCAGCTTGCCGTCTCAGCTTCCACCGCTTCACCGGCCAGGCTCCATGCACCGTCGCCCACTTGAGGATCAGGGGCCATACGTGCGACATACAGGTCCGAGAACTGGTTGACTCCGTCTGCACCCGCCATCGCGTAGGTGAGACTGCCTCCGCTTCCAGGTAGCGTTGATACACTCCAGCAGCTGAAAGGAGCCCACGGCTTCCCTGAGGCGGAGAGATACTTGGTCGGCTGCAGCCAGCCGATATCGAAGAACCCTGAGTACGCGACACCCTCTGGCATCATAAGCGCGTAGGTCATGTTGCCGGCGTAAGGCTCGCCATCAGCAGAGCTCAGGATGTATCCGCATCGTCCCTGCGGATAGAAGGTCTCCACGCCACCACTGACCTCCGACCAATGCGACTGCATGCCCGCCACGAAGATGGTACCCGGCATGTCTATGACATCAGCGACGGCCGTGTCGTTGCGCTTGGATACCTGCACCAGGAATCCATCGATGATTCGCCGAACAACCCCCACCCCTGGGAGCCCAAGCGCGAGATCACGACACCACTTGCGGGTATGGACGGCATAGCTCACCAGTGGCCGGAAGATGAACCTCACGGCGTCTCTACCGCACCAACCACGTTGGTCCAGAATGGCTCGACCAGGGGGACGTATGGCTCATCTGTTACTTCAAGCTCGTCCAGCTGGGAGCGCAGGAGCGTACCGTTGAATCTCTCGGTGGTCCCTCCCACCTCGAAGAACAGCAGGCTGGCTCTGGGGTAGGCGCTGCCCTCACCTCCCCCAAAAGCCATAACCCCGGTCTGCACGAGGACACCGTTGATGTAGGTGATCGCAGTCTTGTCTTGGAAGTTGAGAGAAACCACAACCTCGTTCACGCCATCGGGATTGATCGAAGCAGCATCTATAGGCCCGAGTATGCCGGTGCACGCTGGCACGCCACTGGACGTGTTGTACTCGAACACAGTTTTGTACCAGCCCTCGGCAAACCCGGCATATGCCCGCACGGGCGACTCAGTCGAGAACAACCACTTGCAACGCACTGTCAGGTGCGAGTACGCAGCACCTGGCGATGGGAGACGAATCTCTCCCCCGAACCAGTTGAACGATGCATTGTTTGGAGCGACGAGGTATCCACCAGACTTGATCCCGGAAGAAGCCGACCAGGTGGTTGATGGGCGGCCTATCTCAGGCAGGCTGCCGTTCAGCGCTCCTTCAAGCGTGAATTTGTCCAACAAGAAGACGGTCATTACAGCGTCTCGATCTCTGCAGTGAGCGACCCACCAGCCTGAGCGGCGCTCGAAGCAATGCCGGCAAAGGCATTCACCGCAGAGCCCAATGCGCCGGTTGCGGCTGCTGAGTTGTTTTGGCGGGCCAAGGCATTCCGGTCAACGTCGACATCGACCACTGAGCGAAGCTGCGCCGCCCTCAAGGTCAGCTCTTGAAATGCCATCTCGACGTTGTGGTAGCTGCTCAGCGCCGAGTAGAACGATCCCATCGCCTGGGCACGAATCCGAGCTCGCTCAATATCCTTGTCAGGCAGGCTGATCCACATGCGGTAAAAGTCTGCCATCGCTGCGAGCACACCGGTTTTCAGCTGGGCGGACAGCTGCAGACCAATCTCCAACATCCGCTGTTTGATATCAGCATCCTTGATGGCCTGGTCGCGATTCACGTCGAGGATGGTGTCAGTAGCACGCTGCTCAATCTGCGCCAGCGTGTCTACCATTGCTCCAGGCGGCAGAGTAAAGCCTCGCCCAGAGAACGATGCCTCAACTGCGCGTTGCTCGCTGGAAACCGTTCGGTACGCACGGTCGCGCGCCTGATGCCAGACCAGATCGAAGATGGTTCTATCGATACCAAACGGCTTGACGCCGGAGAGAATGTTGCACAGCGTCTCTTCTGGCTGATTGCGGAACCCGCCATTCATCTCCGGAAAGAACTTCTCCAACCACTTATCCGCCTGATCGTCCATGTAGCGGATCGTCGGATCTGTGCTATCACCTCCGACGAACAGGTCGGAGAAGGCTGGCGGCGGACCGATAACTGGCTTTTTCAGCTCCACATCGAAGCGCGGGTTGCGCAGCGACACGCTGCCTGGCAACGAGTAGAGTCGGCTGGCATTGTTGCTGGCTGCAGTCATCGCCTGCGAGGCGACATCCTGCAGAAAACCGGTTGTTTCGTTGTAGTTGCTCAACGCTACCTCCTGAGAAGGCGACGGCTTGATGCGCCTACCCGCCACTCAATAGTGTCCATATCGAAGAAACTGGCCCCATCGATCTCCAGGACGGTGTTCCACAGGCGGCCGCTGGCGCCCTTGGCGGTTATTGCCCTGGCCATGGGTCCATAGAACTTCAGCGGGTAGACGTTGTTGCCGCTGTCGGCAGTCAGCCTCACTCGCACAGTTGCATCGGTGTCCGCTCCCAGCAGCACGGACTCCACTCGCTTGACCTGGCTGACGCCGAAATCAGAGGCGCCAAGATCAACCATGGCGCGCAGCTTCTCGCCGTCATCATCGCCAGCACGAACGCGATAAAGCCCGTCGGCACGCAGCGCGTAGAGCTCCTGACCGACCTGAGCGAATGCCTTAAAGTCGAAGTCCACATAGCGGCTTGGAGCCCCCGTCAGCGCGTTCACGGCAAGCTGCTGAGATTGGGCGGCCAGTACGCCGGCAAGATCCTCTGCCGCAAGCTGGTCATAGAGTCGGAAGCCCAAAAGGAGACCGCTTCGATAGCTGTCCACCACCGCAAACTCGTCAGCAAACGACCCGCCGAAGATCAACGCAGAGGTGAAATCGTCACCGGACAGACCTGTCAGAGTGAAGCTGTTGCCGATAGTGAGCTGGCTGGAAATGTTGTCGGCAGCAACCAGCGGTGCATCGAAGGAACTTCCAATCACCAGCGTGCTGCTGATGATGTCCTCGCTCAGACCAGGAATGCTGCCGTTGCCAAAACCGGTTACGGCCTGCAGCGTGCCGCTGGCGGCCGCATAGCCGTCACGATCAGAACCCCACCCGGTCAAAGCACCCAGCGATCCCGCGCCTTCGCCGATCTCGCCGGTGATGCCAAAGCCAAGGCCGATCAGAGGGGACAGAAAGCCCTGGGCAGTTGCAATCTGAAACTCTGGGAATCCACCGTCGCCGTCGCCGATCAGCGCCGGCAGCACGCCTGCCCCAGCACCGTAGCCTGCCTGGTCAGAGCCCCACCCAGATAGCGCCTGCAGGCTGCCGGAGCCCCCCTCAAGCATTCCACCAGCGCCCTCGCCGCGCAGTGCAACCAGCGAACCGCCGCCGAAGGCATAGCCACTGCTGTCGCTGCCGATGCCAGATAGTGCAGGGAGAGGTCCGGCGGCATACCCTGACGGTGCATACACCTCAAGTTCCGGGTTTTCGATGTAGTCCCCAGAGCTGTAAAGAGATGCGTCGAGCGCGACCGGGCCTTGGGAAGGCATGCTGCTCTCATACGACCAATCTTCCGTCTCGTATGTGATGCGGTCACCGCGCCGGGCGATTCGGTAAACGGTTGAGCCGAAATGCTCCAGCACATTGCTGGCGACTACGTAGCCGCTCTCCATGATGTCGACTTGCCCATCATGGATATACAGCGCGTGGGTCTGCTCATTCGGCAACGTGGTGATGTTGTTTCTGGAAAGCCCAACCACAACGGCGCCAACCGAGCGGCCAACCTGGAAAGCGAAATGCCCGTCAGCCTCCAGCATCTCGCTGCTGCGTGCTCCGCTGCTCCATCCGTTGATGGCGGTGTACTGGACGACTGCTGGTACCGCCTTTCTGCCCGGCACAGCCGGGTAGCAGATATCCCTGTAGATGGTCTGGGCAGGAAACTGCTTGTACTGCGGGATATAGGCGGTCTGGCCTGCGTTCTGACCAATACCGGTGACCACACCATAGATCCAACCGGAGATGCCTGTACGCGCGGGCAGGTACTCCGGCACCTTCACGCAATAGGCTGGTACAGGCAGCACCTCAGGCGTGCCTGGGGTGTACTTAACCAGCGCGAGCTTCTGCAGCCGGTTGGCCATGGTGAATGCCTCTTATGCCTGCAGAGGCATGGCAATAGCTAAGTTGGCGATGCCCTGTTCTGCGGAGGCGGTCAGGCTGGTACTGGACAGGTTGAGGAACTTGCCTGCTATGCCAACATCACCTTGCAAGCGCACCTCGCTCGAACTGGCGTTACCTGTATCAGAAGCCAGCTCCAGTCGGCAGAAAGCCGCCACGCCAGTTGCGAGCACAGTACCCTTCCAGGTTTCGCTGGAGTTCTTCTGCAGTACGTTGCCCACAGCCGTAGCTTCGAAACTGATCGGATCACCCAAACCATCCAGCGAGACTTCGCACAGCAGGGTGGCGGCTCCGAGGGGCGCATCTGCACTGGTCGGCTCGGTACCCGAGTAGATCTTCAACGTCATACCGGTGAGCAGGTCGCGCAGGCTGCCGGTATCGAGCAGCCCCTTAGCCAGTCCGGTGCTGATCTTCATGCCCATGATGATGACTCCTTACAGGTCAGTTGAAAGCAGCGGGATAGCTGCGCCAAGGGAATACTCGGTGCCGGCGGCAATTACCCGCGGCGAAGGGAAGCGTGCGATCGAAATAATCAGCCCACCGGTGCCGGCCTTGGTTCCGCTGGAAACGATGCCGGCGCCATAGATGGTCTTGTTCGCGCTGAAGTTGAACTTGCCCTTGGCCGCCAGGTTGTCGATCACGGAGATGCCGTCGTACACGCCGCTGAAGGCCGGACGCGAAGCCTGGGAATAGGCGGTGCACTCACCAATAGCGCCCGGCAGGTCGCTAGCCTTCTCGGTACCAGTCGGCACGTAGTTCGACTCGAACAGGAAGAGGTACCAGGAACTGATCGGAACAACGGTACCCAGGATCAAGTCGGCGAGGAAATCCACACCCTCCTGCGGGGTTTTGTTGCGAATGGGCGGACCTTTGATCAGCTCGCCGCTGGGCAGCAATAGCTCTTCGTAAAAGGTGAAGCCGCGACCAAGAATGCTCATTGAAAAACCTCACCAAGGTAACTATCGGCCGAAGCCAGTGGGTTGTCGGCCCCCTGAGGGCCATGGAGTACGGACAGAATCAGCTGGGTGCCGTTGTGATCGAGAACGCCGGCTGCGCCGCTGGCGGCCTCGGCAGGCAGGTAGCGCTCGCGGGTAACCAGCTGCACGCCGTCTGCGCCGGCGATGGCTTGTCCGTATTGGGTCATCCACGCGCCGCGACCGTCCGGCAGCAGGATGGCGGTGCCTGGGATGGCCGGATATTCGTGCACCACGCCCTGGGTGACCTCGGCGGTCTCTACGCTGCGGACGGCGTACATACGATCAGAGCTGACGAACAAGGCGCCGGCAGCGCTCAACACGTCGCCGACAAGGCGCGGAAACTGGAAGAAGCTGCGCGCCCGGTCGATCAGGTGCGGGCGCAAGGGCCTGGTGATCTGCACGGTGTTGCCCACCGCGATGGCCAGCACGCCATTGTGCGCGCAGACCCGATGACCGACCGGCGGTGCCCAGGCGCGCACCGTTTCGCAACGCTGGGTACTGTCGTCGACCGCTCCAATCTCAACGCTGCCTTCAGCAGTCACGCGGCGCTGCAGATATAGGGTCTGGCCGTTGACGGCACTGGCGTAGAGGTTCGCGGTGCAACCGGAAGGCAGGCTTGGCACCTGAACAGTGAGAGAGCCAAACGCCGGCACGCTGATGACCACTGGCGATCCTGTGCCGCCTTCTCGGCCCCACTGGTCGGTAAGGGTCATGGCCACCTGATAGTCACCCTCCAGCAGGGTTCCACCAGCCGCGCTGCTGACAACCGGCTGCTGGATGACATCAGGCACGCCCCACGGGCGAACCTCCTCACCGTCATACTCAAGCGCCTCGTTGGCGGTGCAGAAGTACAGACGGTCGTTCAGGACTGCTCCCACCAGCTGGCCGGCGCCGGCGATCGTTCGGATCACCCTGGAGCTGTTGGTGTTGGTGTCGAACTCGATGAGATCGGTTCCGTCCGCCAGCAGTACCTTGCGACCAAGGGCCAGCAGACCTCGGGCTGCATTGGTAGTGAGGCGCTTCTGGTACCCGGCGCGCAATGCGAGACGCCCGCCCGGCAGGGGGTCTAGGTTTACCAGCTCCCTGGCGGAGGCCTCGGGCAGCCGGTCACGCGGTGCGATATTGTTTGCGCCGGCTGTCCAATTGTCGCGACGGATAAGATCCATATTCTCGCCCTTGCTTGATAGGGCGAGTTTCGTGATGCAAATTGCTGCTGGCCAACCCTACAGGGGGTCGTTGCGAGTTATTAACTGAATATCTGGAGCACTTAATGCCCACACATAGATACTGCAGCATAGCTTCTAAATTCAAATGGCATATAGAGCAAAACCTAACCAGAAAGATACAAAACCCATATGCCGCCAAATTCTTACTTGCACAACTTACTTATCAACTCCCAGAGGTTGCTGACCAGCTCGCCAATATTCAAAACTGCGAAGACCGGCTCAATACCTTTTTAACGTCAACCTGTGCAATTGAGTGGTTCAATTCTTATCACAGCTTCAAAATAGGGACAACAGATGCTACGGACAGTTTGATTGAACTGCTCCATTTAAACAAACTAGGTGATCTTGCAGATATTTTCGGATTAGCTCAAATGGTCGAATACTAATTAAAAACCAAACACATACAACAAATACTCTGCTACTGTCAGATGACTCATTTCGCAAGGAGGCAAACATGGGACTGACGGTTACGCGCAAAGTTGGTGAGACGGTTCTGCTTGAAATCACACCAGGGACTACGCCGCAGGAGCTATGGGATCAGCTGCAAAGCGGTCTTAGGATCAAGGTGACCCAATCCTCCGCCACACGGGCACAGCTCGACATTACAGCCCCTAGGGCGCTCACCGCTTCGCGCCCGGAGCAGCACTCGTCTATGGCAGACACAGAATTGACAGCGACCTAGAACTGTAGACCCAGCTGATGATCAGGCCGGAATGTCATCGCGGCGATGAAAACTCCAAGCCTACTCCGGCCAATCCATGGCCGGCATCATCGCCAGGGCCTCATCGTCGGAAGGAAAGTCGCGCAGCCCCTGGGCCACGTCCGCGAGCACCTGATAGCCGATCATCCAGCACCGGTCTCGGAGATCGACGCCAGCCTGACCCTCGGCACGGAACCTCGGTACGCTTGAGGTGGCGTAGCTGCACAGACTGAGGATGCTGTCGTAGCCCCGCTCAGCCGCGATTTCGTCGAGCCGGCGCTGGATGACTGCGGTCAGCCTTAGCTGCTGGGTGTTGAACAGCTGCCGAGCCTGCTCTTCGGCACTCACGGCCTCTGCGTCCACCCAAGCGCCGCCGGTCTGCTCGCCCGTACCGCCGACGTCTTGCCCACCGACATACTGCGGCCTATTAGCAGGCTGTAGCACAGGATCGCGGGTCCACCACTGAGCCCCTGCTACTCCAGCCTCGGTTGGTATATCGCAGATGAAAAAACCCTGACTATCTAGCTCGTAGCCGTACATGGTCATCCCACCGGGAATATCAGCGTGAATGAAGCCCCGCCCGCTCCGCTCGGAGTGCCGAGAAGGCTGTAAATAAGCCCTGTAACGATTGCGCCGTCCGTACCTATCGCTACGTTCGTCGCTTGCAAGGCCAGGTTATCGCTTATCCAGAGCACCGCGACCGTGTGCTGCTTAGTAGGCCGGTACCCAGTAGGCAGAGTACAGATCGTCTGCAGCGCCTCGGGGGGTGAGGATCTCCGCAAAGTGCAGGTCGCAACTACGAACTTTCCAACCCGGCGATAGCGAACCGGATCGGTGCCATGGGTATAGCTATTCACCAAGGTTGGGGTCAGCCAGCCGCTTTCGGTGTTGTCCAAGTTCCCCGAATGCCAAAGCTCTAGCCAGCTACTCCAGGCGGTGTTGACCTCTGTGCGCAGAAAAGCTCTTGTGTTGGCATCGTTCGGGGCCGCGCCAGCAGTCTGCACACCGAGCTGCCACCCGTATCCGGTGCTGAAGCGCACGTTGAGCGCAGCCATTGGGGCATTGGAAGCGATTTGAGGCGGGTAGTTTACTGCAGCAGCGCTGTTATCGTTCCTGACGATACCGGAATAATCCGCCCCGTTGTTGTAGTCGTTAGAGGGTAACAACGGGGCTGGGCCCAGCCAGCCACCGGCTCCGGCCAACATCACGCTGCCGGAAGTGACGTCTACGTTGCTAGACTGCTTTACTAGATTGCCGCTGTGCCATATCTCCCTGTTACCACTGCCATCGTGGTACAGCGGTGCCGCGCCGCCTCGCGGAATTGAAATCCATCGTTGCGTTGCACCGCCCGGCCCGCTGACCTGCAGCAGTCGAGTAGCGCCTGTGCTGGTCTGGATGTCTATCAGAGCAGTGTCCGTCTCACCCACTACCCCCTGGTCTGCCCTTACCAGCTGGAGCCCGACATATCCAGCCCCGCCAGAGTTGATCGTCTGGCTGACAGACCAAGTATTCCCAGTGGATAGTAGCGGTACGTTGGCGCCGCTGGTCCCGGTGTTGCGAACAGCAGCCGTCCCCAACCCCAACACCGTCCGACCAGCGGCAGCGTCCGCCGCCGCCGCGAACGAACGACCAAAAACCGTCAGGTCGTAGACCGCCATGGCCCCCGCAGCGGTGAAGTACGATGCCTTGTTGGCAGCCCCGGTCAGACCCGACAGCGCGCTCAGGTTCGCCGAGCCCTGCTGATAGTTGGCCGGGTAGGCCACGATGGTGCCGGAGCTGTTGGTCACATACAGGTCGAAGCCCGTGCCCACGCGCACCAGGTAGATCGAATCGGCCACAAGGGTGGATGGCAGTGCGGCGACCACCTTGTAATGCTTGATCGTCGCCATGGGGTCACCAGGTCGCGCCGTCCCATTCTGCCGGGATCGGACTGCCATTGAATCGAAGGAGACCGCCTGCCTCTCCGAACTTGTCCAGCGTCGCCTTGTTGGCGTGCGTGTGCGATGCCGAAACGGCGCTATCGATCTGTGCCGGTGTCGAGCTGGGACCGCCGACAATCGATGCCCAGGTCAGCGTCACGTCCATCGACTCGTACTCAGCCACCTTGATCCAGGCGCTGGCCGAGGGGTTCCAGGCGTACATGGCGGCGCCGGCATTAACGGTCGGGTCAGCGCTAGCGTCAGCCACCAGCACGAACACCGCCTGCGTCAGGCTGGGCTCCAGGGCATCGCGTGCGTCGATATCGGCGGCATACAGCACTGGCGCGCCCGAGGACGGCAGGCTGCTCAGCGCATCGGCGATTAGCGCATTGATCATTGCGCTGTTGCCGATCGCCTTGGCCTCGCCGGCGGCGTTGGTCAGGTAGGACTCGGTGTACCCCGAGTTGAGGACGAAATAGAGGCTGTCCGGCTCCAGCGTGCCAGGCAACGAGGTGACCTTGAAGAATTTGACCAGGGCCATAGCGGGTTCCTGCTGTAGTGAGTTACCAGTCTTTTTGCTGCCAGGCGGCAGCACCCTCGCCGGGCGGCCCAGGTCGGCCCGCAACGGCGCCTATGGCGGTGAACAGCTGCTGACCACGGAAGGAGATGCCGAAGCGCTCCCGCGCCTGCAGGGCGATCGCTCGCGGCGCCTGGTCGGCAAGGGCCAGGGCCTGCTCGATGCCCTCCCCGCCGGCCAGCGCGACAGGCTCGTCGCCGGTACCGACAGCCAGAGCAGCGCCGCGGTGCACGGCAACATGCAACGGCCGGCGACTGCTGACGGCCACAGCGGTCATCGCACCCGGTCCCGTGAGATGGTGAAGGCGCCGTAGGCCAGCTGGTACCGCTTCCCGTCCGCTGAAGCGATCTCGATCTCGTAGACGCCACTGGTGAAGGCAGCCTCGTCGAAAGCACCGGCCGGGATGGTCAGGTAGAAGGTCGCCCCGTCCTCGTCGACAGCGATCATCGGGTCCAGGCCCTCGCTGCTGGCCTCGAACAGCACCGTCTCATCCTGCTCGCTGCGGCGGACCTGCAGCAGCGCGGTGTAGTCGGTGATGTCCTCGCGGGTGTAGTAGCGAATGGCGCCGCCACTGGCATAGGCCTTGAAGCGCGCGCCGTTGAGGTGGTTGATCGCCAGGGTATCGGCGTCCACCACCTCGGCCAGGTAAGGCTCACCCAGCTCGTCGGGCTCACCCTCGCAGCCGTTGCGCACGTTGTTCAGGCAGGCCGGCTCCTTCAGGTCGCTGATCCAGTACGGCCAGCCGTCCTTCAGGTCGTGGCCAACCGCCGTCAGCTGCAGCGGCGCCGCCTGGCTGACTCCGGTGATCGCCTTCCACACGAACTTGCCCTGGGCCCAGCCGAAGGCGGCCTCGAAGGTCTTGCCCTGGGTGATCTCAAGATCCTGCTGCACGGCGCCCATGGACTGCTCCTCAGCTACCCGCGACGCCTTGACCAGCCTCGCGATGCAGGCGACAGCGCAGCTCGTAACCCATCAGCGGCCAGATCTTGCTGACAGCATTCTCGCGGGCGATCTTGCGACCCAACTCGGCGTCGAAGTTCTCCGGGCTGGCACAGGCGCTCTCGCCGGTCACGGTGAAGCCGTTGCGCAGCACCAGAACGCAGAAGGTCAGGCAACTGAGCGCATGGTCACTCGCGTAGCTGATCTTCCCCTTCGTTGCTCCATGCACGCCTTGAGCCGCAGTGAAGTATTGCTCGCTGGCGATGTTCCCCTGAAGGTCCGCCAGAGTGATGCGCGGCGCGGTAAGGCCCTTGGCTAGGATTTCCTGCTCGATATCTTTGTCGCTCATGGAGTAGCTCCTATGTTGCACACGCGGTGCAGGGATGTGAGTTCGGCCTGCAGGCCGACTATTTGGGTTCGCTGCTGCCGGAGGCCGGCAACGAGGGCTGGATAAGCTCGTCGAGCAGCGGCTGTAAGTTCTGGGGCTCCTGCATCAGGCTCTCCGGCAGCGGTCCCGGCTGCACCCACTCGCATGCAGGTGGCGGCGACACGCAGCCCGCAAGTGCCATCAGCAAGGCAGCGGCGCAGGCTTTCGGCATAGTCCTCGGCACGTTGCTTCTCCTCGAGGTAGGTTGTTTCGATGGCTGCTTGGTCCTGGGCAAGCTCGCGCTGCAGGCGCATGGTGGCGCGCAGTGACGCAACCGACTTCAACGCTGTGTCACTCAGAGTCACCGCGTCGTCACGCTCGCTGGTGACGTGATCGAGGCGCCACAGCACAGCGCCGAGCAGCAGGCCCATGGCAGCCAAGATGATCAGCAGGGCTCTGGTCATTGCACGCTCCAGCACTTTGCATGGCGCTCAAGCTGGCGCGTCCACACACCCCAGCAGCGGTTGTTCGGCCGGCCGTTCACCAGCGTTGCGCAGTCGTAGCCGCCAGCCTTGCGCCATTGCAGCAAGGCATCGCAGGCCTGGCCGTATTGGCCGGAGAGCAGGAGTCGTCGCATGGAGGACTTGCGCCAGTTGGCGATGCCGTACTGGCCGGTGAAGTCGAGATAGAGGTCGTACTCCTCCTGGAAGAGCTTCACCCCGGGCAACGATGCCCGAAAGCGCTGCTCCTCTTCCTCATGCAGCGATCGAGCAAGCTGCTCGGCGCGCTCGCGGGTGATGGGAGGATCAGCCAGGGTCACCGGCGCCCCACTCTCATAGCGGGTCGAGCCGTAGCCGATGGTAGGCACGTCGCCCTGGGTCGGGATCATCGGCACAGGTGTGAAGCCTTCCGACGCCTGCCATGTCGCAAATGCCGCCAGGCTCATGGTGAGTGCGCCAACCCAAGTGCGGGTGCGGTTCATGGCGTTTCGCACTGGTCACGCAGCGCAGCGATGCGAGCCAGGCTTTCTGCGGCTTCGCGCTTATCGCGGCGGTGCTGGAAGTAGATATTGGCCGCCAGGCCGATCAGAGCAATCAGAAAGCCGCCGAGGCCAAGCCAGTTGATCTGCACCAGATAGCCATACAAGCCAGCAATCGCACCGCCGACCATTCCCTTGTTGGTAACCGAAACGACTAGAGCGTCGACCACGCCCTCATTGACCTGCTGTGCCATGCCGCTCTCCCGTGCCGGCTGGTTGCGATGACGGGATGCTATGAACAGCAGGCGGATGCGACGAACCCTACAGGGGGTCAGATCCAGGCTTGGTTATGGTGCTGCCCATCTTCCTGGGTGAGGCGTCGAAGGTCGCTGTCGGGGCGCGGGCCGAAGTAGGCGGTGAATGCTGCCTCAGCATCGCCAGCCCGGCCGAGGTCCATCGTTTCGGAATCCGGCTGACTGAAGGCGCGGTACAGGGCCCAGTTCACCAGGTGCCGGTGGTGGGCCTGGAAGATCTCGGGCTTGGACTTGGCGTCAGCCGTCAGACCTCGGATGGGCAGCCGGTAGCCCTCCAGCAGCAGGGTCGCCGCAGCATCAGGCCTCGGCACCAGGCGAAGAGAGGTATCGCCTTGAATTGCATACTCCGGGGTACCGGAGCGGTCGCGCCACCCGTTGAGGTGCTCGTCGAGCCATTCCTTGGATACCAGCTGGACTCGGCGCCGATCCGTGGCGCCGCTCAGTTTCAAGCCCAGATGATCGATCTCGTACAGCGCAGCATGCAGGGGGTAACTGGAGACGCCGGCTACGACAGGAATCTCGCAAACCGCTGGCGTCGACGAGTCGTGCAGCAGGCGACCACGAATGCACGCCTCCTGCTCCGCCTCAATAAGCCAGCGAGCCACATCTGCCCGGTCAAACAAGAACTCCGGGCCGACCTTGTCCTGGGCGGTGGCCCGAAAGTCCTTTTCCAGCTCCTCCTGCAGCATCGCTTACACCGGGCCGAACTGGTCAATCATGCCGATGACCTGAGCGCGCAGCTCGGCCACAGTCTTGCTCTGGTCCAGCTTCTGCTGATAGTTGGTCAGGGCATACTGGCCGAGCGCGGTCTTGGTCATGGCGTTGACCTGGACCTTCAGGTCCTGTAGCTGGCTCTCCTTGTCGCGCTCCAGTTCCTGCAGCTTCTGAGCCTCCGCCAGCTTGGCAGCAGTGTCGTCCTGGTCAGGCGCTGCCGAGGCTTGCACGATCTGCTGCTCGCCTTCGCGCGCCACGTTTTCCGCAAACTGATCGCCGTGGCGCAGAAACTTGCGAGCCAGCTCGCTCGGCAGGTTGCGCACCTGGCCCTTCTCGAACACCAGGCCAGTGCCGTAGAGGTGATCGGTATAAGTCGGGCGGCGGCCGATGTACTCGACCGGGATCTGCCCGGCGGGGATGACTCCCACAGGCGCCGGACCTGCGACTTGCTCCCGGGCAGCAGGTGTAACCGTCAGGTTGGCCAGGGCCGCAGCGACCTCCTCCTCGGCGTCGGGGATGCCCTTGAGTGCGTGCACCACAGCGCGGAAGAGGTAGTCCTTCGACTTCTGCTCGGGCGGCAGCTCCTCGTAGGGACGGCAACAAGGGTGGGTCTTGGCCTCGGTGTCCTTGGCCTCACCGTAGACCCAGCCCTGGGCGACCTTGTCCGCCAGCCAGGCGGCGTGCGAGTCCTCGGGAGTGGCATCGGGATTATCCAAGTGCATCTGCACACCAGCCTGGATGCTCAGCTGATGCTGCTCGCCCGCATCCTCCCAGGCCGGAACGGAGGTGTCGCCGAGCGACAGGCAGTATGCGGCGTTGATGGCATGCGCAACCTGCGCGATGACGAGAATCTTCATGTCGGTGTCCTGCTCCTGCGAAAAGATGGAAGGGCCAGAAGGCCCTCCCGAATGGCGACCTTAGCGATCGCCCTACAGCTCGCCGGTCACCAGCACGTCGATGGCGCTGGCCTTGGCGTTGTTCGCGCCAGCGATGGTGAGGATCAAACGCGCCGGCTTCGGCAACACGACCAGAGCCTTGCTGGCGTTGGCGCGCAATCGCGCGGCAGTGGCCAGGTTTAGGCCGGCACCGAAGTAGGCGGCATCCTGTGGCACGCCCGCGTCGTCCACGCCGTCGGCATAGGCGAAGCCGAGCGAGCCAGTCACCGAGGCGGTCATGCCCACGGAGACAATCGCGCTGAGGTCATCCAGGCGCATGCCTTCCGGCAGCGGGCCCAGGTCGACCACATCCGCGATCGCCAGAGCAGTGCTGTCGTCCGCATCCAGCGCGCCGCCGGAGGCGTTGGTGGTGAGTTTGAAATGCAGGGTGGTGGTGTTGCCGTAGCAACCTGCGGCACCGCCGAACTGGCGCTTGCCGAACTGCTTGAGGGTTCGCTTAGCCATGATGGGCTCTCCTTGATCTTGGGTATGGAAAGGCGGGCCGGACTAGCCGGCCCAACCCATCACAGGCGGGCGCCGATGATCGGCACCGCGGTGTCGATCACGGTGGCACCGTAGTCGGTGAACTGAGTGCCGTTGCCGGTATCCACCGCAAAGCGGATCTTCGACACACCGCGAATCGCACCCAGCAGCAGCTCGACCTTGTCACCGTGGTCCAGCTCCTTTTCGCTCCAAAAGAACGGAATCTTGGACTTCTCGCTGGCCGCCATTGCCTCGGCCACCGCCTGGCCACCCAGCAGGATGGCGCGATCGACGGCGTGGGTAGTGCCGAAGGCGGCCGGCACGGTGCAGGTCGACTCGTTCTCGCTGTCGTAGGAGCCGCAGTAGCGGATGGTGTCGCCCGCATAGAAGCGGATCGGCTTCGGCATCTTCACGATCAGGATGCCGTTCCACAGCCCCACCTCGCCCAGGAACAGCGGGTGCCCCTTTGCCTGCTGAGAGCGCGCCATGGCGCTCGCCTGCAGCTGGCGGAAGCTGTTATCCGCGGCGAACAGGTTGTACTGGGCCGGAGATACCAGCAGCACACGCAGCGGCGAGTCGTTGGCTGCGGCATCGCCCTCGAAGATGACCGGGGGCGGTGGCAGCGCGATCTGGTCCATGAAGTTGCGGATGCCGTCCACGGTATCCATCTTCAGCAGGTCGGTGCTGGCCAAGTCCACCTCACCCGCATTGACGGTGAACTGCTTGATGCCATTGCCGCCGTCGGCGATGAAGTGGCGGTTCTTGGTCGGCGCCTTCACCGGGTTGACCATGATCTCCGCGAACTTCGAGTGGGTCTCGGTGGGGATGGCCCACTCGATGTTGTCGTGGAAGCCCCGGGCACCGCCCATATGCACCAGCAGGCTCTGGTCTACATAGGCGTCCATCTTCGCCTGCGCAACCGGACGGCCGAGCTGGCGGAAGTCAGCCGGGCTACGGATGGTGGTCATGGTGTCGCCGAGGTCGATCGGGAAGCGCGCCTGGTTCACGCGCAGCTTGTCCTCGGACAGTTTCATGCCCACACCGCGGCCTTCGGCATACGCGCTGCCCATGATCGGGTAGCCACCAGTGGGGTTCAGCAGGTGGAAGGTCACCTCGTCGCCACGGCCCTTGCTGAGGTCCTGGCAACGCACGATGGGCATGTGAGAGCTGGTCTGCTTGCGCAGGGTAGCCTCAGCGCCGGCGGTGCCCTTCGGCATCTTGCCGGTCAGACGCGCCAGAGTGGTGTTGCGCTGGGTGTGGGTTGCGAACAGGCCCACGGCCTGCTCGACCATTGCCTTGGGGTCGCCGTAGCGCATGTGAGTCTTGTCGGACACGGTAAATCTCCTTGTTCAACGGGACCCGGAGCTCAGAGGCTCCGGTTGAGCCATGCCTCGATCTGCTCGGGAGTCTTGCCCGCCAGGGCCTCCAGCTGATCGACGGCGCTTAGGTTCGCCAACGCTTCATGGCCAGTTGCCGGACCTGGCGTGCCACCCGGAATGTCCGTGAGGCTTGCAGGAATAGGCGGCTTAGCCGCAGCGACAGCTTTAGCGGCAGCTGCCTTCACGCTCTCGACAGAGGGCGTCGGCGCGGCTGCCTGAGCTTTTCCAGTGGCTTCCTTGAACGAATTGAACAGTTCGATGACCTGGTCAGTGGTGCCTTCCTTGAGCACCTGCTCGATACCGGGGCGGGCGTAGCTCGGCTGGCTGGCGACCCAGTCCTGCAACTCCTTGCTTTCCACAATGGAGTCGAGGTCCGGGTGTGCCTCGTAAAGTGCCTTGGCGTGCGCGTCGTGCACACTTTCCTGGCGCTCCTGGTGCAACGGCTCCAGCTGCTTCTGGACCAGTTGCTCCACCAGCTTCGGCAGATCCATGCTGACCAGCTTCCGGATGCCCTTGGCCAGCGCCTCCTCGGAGAAATCCCCGAAGAGGTCAGGGTCAACACCGGCCTCGATCGCCGCTTCCGCTGCGGCCAGGTTCTGGTCGGTGCTGGTGGGCGCAATCCCTGCGTCCGCCCGCTGCTGTGCCTGCTGCCGGAGCGCGTTCAGCTCCTGCTCTTTCGCTTGTAGCTTCTGCAGCGCTTCCTGCGCCTGCATCTCGGCTACCTGCTTGCCCTGCCGCGCCTCTACCAACCGCTCGTAGGGGATGGTGTGGATACCGTCCTTGGCCAGGAGAACGGCTTTCGCCGGGTCCGGTTCCGTTTCGGTCGACGGCGCGGCGCCATCGGTGTTCTGTTCGTTCGTGGTTGCCTGCACGGCTTCCGGTGCTGCAGCGGCAGGGGCGGCGTCGGGCGCGCTGCCTTGTTCCGGCGATTCGGCGCCGGTATCGCCCTGGTCCACCAGCTCAAGGAGCTGTGCGGCCTGTGCTGCGGTCATCTCACCTTCAGGTGCGTGCTGCTGGATAAACTCGCTTGGATTCATGCTTGTCCCGCCACATATCGCCGTGGCCGCAGGGGTTCAGCAGGTGCAAGGCGTCGCCGCCCTGCGCATCGTTGAGCGGGTGGCTCAACTTGCCAACGAGTGTCGAGAGGGGGAGGAAAAAGCAAAAACCCTACAGGGGGTCAAAATCAAATGACCCGGCGTTGCACCAGGCCCAGGGGACATCACTCAATCAAGTCGTAGTTCACCAGATCACTAATGGCGTACGTTACAAACTCAACCTTAAAAGGATATGCCTCGGCATACATTTTCATTTTCGATTTGAAATAACGCCCCGCATCGGTTTTTTCCTCTAGAACCACAAGAATAAAAACGAAGTTGGCTTTCGCATGTAAATCCAAACCAGAGTAGAGCTTCATCACATTTTCATAGGAATTTATCGATGGCAACACTTTAGTGTGTTTCCCAAACCAATATATCTGAACAACACGTTCAGAATTAGGCAGCAGACATGCGCCGTCGAACACCACTCCTGGCACGCTCTTTAACTCGACGTTTGGAGCAAACAATAAGCCACTCTCATTGGAGAGCCTGCTCAGTGCAATAGATGCAAGCCGCCTCCTCTCAATGCGCCGCAATAACACATCACCATTGGAGCGCAAGCGCTTAATTCGATCTAGCTGCTCTTCAAGAATTTCGACTTCCTCAAGCCTTGCAGAGGCTTCGGCAGAAGCATCTTCAACTACTTTCTCATCCTCACCCGCCCCAGAGACTACAGAGAATCTAGGCACACTCTCCTCTTCTACTATGACCTGCTGCATAGCATTTGCTGGCGTAAGTTCGGTTTTCGTAGGGCGGAACAAATCAGCGAAAAGCTGCTCATTCTGGAAGTCGGATGGTGCGTAAAGGACGTGGTGCCGTCGCCACAAGACAATAAAGAACACACCTACCAGAAAAAAGGGAAAAAGCATTAGGAACCAGACATAGGTGCCCTGCACTTCTGGCTTGAGAAACGGAAGTGCCACAGCTCCGCTGACTTCAGCTATACCCGCGAACATCGCAATGACCGTGAGCGGATTTTTGATATGCCCGATTTTCTCTAGCATCGCTCACCTCGGTAGTAATCGAGCACTTGCTGCTTCGCCAATTCGAAAAACTTTCGCTCATCATCAAAGCGCTCACCGCAAAATCGGGCTATCGCAAAGAAACCAGGGCCAGGTAACCGACTGTCTTTCTGCACAACTAGAACTGAGAGCAAGCCCCGGCCAGAGTGATATTCCTCAACTGAAAGCTGATCCAGCAGATCATGAAAGCGCTTATCGCTCGGAGCGATGTCGAACGGCAGTTCATTGACGAGATCGCTGTAGGTGATGCAAGGGTCTTCTTCGCACTCCGCCCTGATACTCAATATGGTGCGTAGATTAAAAATCAGGCTTGCACGCTCGGAGGCTGATAATGGTGGGAGATCTGTTGGCATCGGCACTTCCCTGTACTGGATCACAGAATGCTATCACGACATCAGCGGCTTTCCAGGTTGTCCGCAGCTGTTGCCGTCTCTATGCCATTCATTCCTAAAGCCGGCACCGGCGGCGACGCCGGACTGGTGTTCTCACGCACCTCAACCGCCTCCGCCGCCAGCCCCTCACCCTGGATGTAAGGCGACTTGATGTTCATCGCCGCCTGCTGGTCGGGTAGCGGGAAGTTCGGGTCATCGCCCTTCTTCTGCTGGAAGCCTGCGCCCTTCATGATCTCGTCCGCGATGGGCGCGATCATCGGCATCTGAGCGACCTGGGCGCCGCCCTGCATGGCCGAGTACGCCGTCTGTACGCCGATCTGCACAGCCTTGGCCAGCATCATCTCGATCTCTGCTTCACTGCGCTTCTCCTTGAGCGCCACCTCCCGCAGCTTCACCTCCATGCCAGCGTTGGCCAGTTCTTGGCGCACACGCTCCTGAATGCGCTTCTCGATCGCCTCGGGACTCTCCTGCTCGCCGGCGGCGCGGATAGCCTCGACCACGTCGCGCTTGAACGGCACGTCCATGAGGCTGACCAGGTAGGGCATGGCGGCGGCCTGGTACTGAGCCGGCAGCGATTTGACCGCCTCGGAAAGGGCGCTGAGCTGCTGACCGCGATAGCTGGTGGTGCTGGGAACATCCTCGAGCGCCACCTTCAGGCGAGTGCGCTGCAGGTCATTGGACAGGTAGCTGTAGCCGGCCGGGTCCTGCTCCGGCTTGTTGATCACCACTGCACGATCGGCGCGGACGGCATCACCCTCGATGATGATGGTGGCCTCCTTGTCGCCCAGGTCCTCGACGATCATCGACAGCAGCAGCTCGCCGACCATGGTCCTGGCAGCCCGGAAGTTGTCCATCATCCGCGCCAGAGACTGGTTGCTCTGCTCGATCTGCATCTGCTCCTGCCGGCCGCTGGTGGCATTGCCCTGCTTGCCCATGAAGCCGCTGGTCACCGCCGATACGCGCTGAATCGCCGACCGATTGTCTTGCATCATCTGGAACTGCTGCTGATTGAGCTGGAAGTCGCGGTGTACCTGGAAGCGAGCGCCAGGATTGTTTCGGAAGTGATCGGCGTTCAGCACGATATCGGCGTCTACACGGCCAATCTGGTTGCGGAACTGAGCATCGGTCATATCCACGGCGCCTTTCGTGCGCTCTGTACGCACAGATGCCATGCCCCAGCGCAGCTTGCTGATACCGCTGTTGAGGCTGTCCTGCGGGTAGATCATGCCGCGCACGTACCCATAGGGAACCCTGGTGCTGTCCTCGCGGAAACCCCAGAACGGGACGTAGGGGAAGTGGCGATGGCTGTAGGGGGTCGGCCCATCATGCAGACAGTGAGGGCCAAGCCAGTAGCTGCGGCGCACCCGGGCGACGACAGCCATGCTGAACTCCGCCCGGCCGCTAGCCAGGGCCACTGCGTGGGCCATGTTGGCCGGGTCGTACTCGACCACCCTTCCGTCCGGTGTCGTGATCACGCCGACATCGACCCAGCGGCGGTACCAGACCTCAGCCAGGCATACCTCCTTCGACGTCGGGTTGTACCAGCGCTCCTCCTGAACGGTCCACGTGCGGGCCTCTGCCCACGCATTCTGGAGACCGGTGGAGTTGCCACCGTCATTGCTGCCAATCGGGTCATCCAGCCACCAGGTGGCGCCGCTCCGGCCGATTGCCTTGATCAGATCAGCATGCTGCGGAAAGACCCGGGCAATGCGCTCAGGCCGTAGCCAGCGCTGCCGGCGAAGCCACCGCGCATCGCTCAGATCATCCTCCAGCGCTGCAAAGTCCCAATGCAGCTCATTGCGGTGCACTGCAACGCAGCGATAGGGAAACTTGAAGGGGTCGCTCTCGCGCTTCACCTCGACGAATCCCACGCCAATGCCGATCTGCGGACGGAAAGCATCGCTGCAAGCTCGGTCAGCTCTTGAGTGGCGCTCGGCCTGGTTCAGCTTGTAGTTCAGGGCATCGGCGACATCCTGGCCGCCCACGTCGCCATCGGGAGTCACGCGCCAGTCGGTGCGAGTGGCAGTCTCATAGCCCTGGATCGACAGGAGTGCAGGCCCCACCAGGTCCTCTACCGCCGGCGGGATGCCCAGGGCACGCTGACGTTGCAGGAGATCGCTGGCCAGCTGGTTACCATCGGCGTAGTCCATTTCCTTGTCCGCCGTGCCACGCCAGTTCGGCTGCTCCTCGATCTCCCGCATGATCTCGGAGTACTCATCAAGGGTAAGCGCCAGCTCGTTTACCGGCTGCTCGTCGGCCTGTTGCTGATCGGCATACTTGATCGCGGTCGCGTCCATCTGGTGTGTCCTCAGGTGCGCCAGTCTGGCGCAGGGGCTTCTTCGTAGCGGCGCTGGGCAGGGCTGCCAAGCATGTCCAGTTCTTTGGCTTGGGCCCACTGGCGGAACGCATCTGCGCCCTCGCTGCAGCCGTTGGCCTTGTTCGGCTCGTGATCGATGAAGCGGCTCTCAGCGCGGCTGAACTTCTTCTTGTAGTTGTCCAGGCGATTGATTCCGTCTTCACAGGCGATCTCGTCGATGAAGCAGCCCTTCATGTGCTTGCGGGTCTGCTGGATGCCGGTGATCAGCTCGGTGATCCGCGGAACGATGATGAAGGTGTGCCCGGGCAGCAGGTCCTGAAGCATCTCCAGAACGCTGCGGTTGTAGTCGCCCAGGCGCTTATGTGCTGCGTCATGCGGCAGGTAGTGCGTGCCATAGAGGTAGCCGCGATCCTTCAGAGCCTGGGCGTAGTGGCGCAGATCCTTGCCATGCTCCTCGTAGTAGTCGACGAACCGGTCCTCGCCGCGCAGCTCCTGCTGGAACCAGACCGCGCAGCCATCGCTGTTGCCGATATCCCAGAAGGTATTCACCGGCAGGTCGAGGACTGGCACGCGGGTAATGCCTCCACGCTTGCGCATGGCCTGCATGTCCTCGGCGTAGTAGTTGCCCTCGGTGCTGATCTGGAATGCTTCGTCGGGCGTGCCAGGGTATTCCTGCCACATCCGCTCTTCCTTGCCAGCAAAGTCGGCCTGCTTCGTGGCCACGTACCAGGCTCGCTGGTCCGGGTCGATCTTGCAGTCCATCAGCGCTTCGAGCTTGTCGAAATACTTGTGCTGCCCCATGTCGACCGGAACCGTCACGCTCGGCAGCCGGTAGTTCGGCTCCTGCCACCAGGCGTAGAAGTGGAAGCGATAGTCCTTCGGCGTGAGCGGCTTCTTGTCCCGGTGGTTCTTCTGGGCAATCTGCACCATCTTGAAGAACTCGCCGTCGCGGCCTTCCGCCGTGCTCTCAATCACCAGCACCCCGTTGGTTGGAACGGCAGGGATCGAGCCAGTGACCACTTCCTGGGCCTTATCGGGATACTTGGCACAGATCTTCCCGAACTCGGAGACGTGCAGGCGGTGGATCGTGCCGGAACGCATGGAGGTGGCCACGCGCACTGAGCTGTTGTTGTGGGCGAACAGGAGCTCGACCGCGCTATCCCGCGCCAGTGGAAAGCGCTCACGGATCTCGTCGGGCAGGTTGTCGTAGGCGAACTTCACCTTGTCGCGGAAGATCGCCTCGGCAGCCTCGCGGTCCTGGGCGATGATGCCGCAGCGCTGGTTGGCATTGAACAGCGCGTGATCCAGCCAGAGGATGGCGATCAGCGTGGTGAAACCGAGCTGGCGAGCTTTCAGGATCAGGTTACGGTGCCAGAGCCGCTTCAGGAATCGCTTCTGCGCCCGATTCGGCTTGAACGGCATCACGAACGACTCGCCCTCCTCGACCACGTTGCCGTGCTCGTCGAGCTTGTCGTCGCCCTTGATCATGATCTTGTAGAGGCAGCCGGAGAACAGGCGCCATTCTGGGTCGGCCAGGCAGCGCGCCAACTCCTCCGCATTCTCTGGAAGCGGCTTGAGCGGCTCTTGGCTCACCACCTGCGCAGCCACAGGTCAGCCCTCGTCATGCTCAGGATCGCGGGCAACTGGCTTGAAGCCATTGGAGTTGCCGCTGGCAATCGTGTGCAGCAGGCTGGCCAGCGGGTCGACGCGCTGCTGGTTGTCCTTCTCGTAAAGGCCCAGGTGCTTGAACAGCTTTTCCATGGCCGCGTCCTTGCTGTGCGTCATCACCTCGATGCCGAACTTCGTCTGCTTAACGCCGGCGAACAGCGAGCGAGCCGCTGGCGACAGGTTGGCCGTGTCCATCAGCACAACGCGCGGAATGCCGTCGCCTGCGCATTCCGGGCAATCAGGGTGCGGCTCTGCGTTCGGATTGAAGCCAGGGCCGCCTTTCTCGTTGAACTCACCCTTGTCCAGGCTGGCGTCGGCCTCCCACAGCGCCAGATCGGCCTCGTACTCATTGTCCGTGCGCTGCCAGCGATGCTCGAAACCGTGGCAGAAGTGGCAGCAGCCGATGCGCAGCTGGGTCAACTCGCGGGCGTCAGCAGTCACCTGATTCCATGCTTCTCGCAGCACCCGGTCGGCGGTGATCTCGGTTCTTTCCTGCTGGCGCTGGCGTGCTTCTGCGATGGCGGCGACGATCTGAGGTTTTCTCAGGTTCTCGTAGCCCTGCTCGGCAGCTGTGTTCTTGCTGTATCCAGCTCGGATAGCTGCCTGAGTCGCGTTCAGGTCGACCAGGTACTCCTCGACGAAGCGCGCCTGCAGGGGCGTCAGCGCGACCTCGGCGTTCTGGACCTTTACGGAATTGCGCGGACGAGCAGATTTGCCGGCAGCCTTGGGCTTGGTAGCCGGTTTCTTGCTCTTCGGAGAGGTGGGCTTTGCGCCCGGGGATTTGGTGGCCATGGCCGGGAGTGTCCCGGCCGGCTATTTAATGGTCGAACCCTACAGGGGGTTCAGAGAATACTGATAAGAGCTGTGATTGCGGCAGCGATTTTGCCTACGGCTGGAATGGCCGAGAGCATAGCCATCACAACTGACCGCTTCGGCTTACCAGCTTCAAATTGAGCCTTTACTGCGTCGACTATCTCCAGCGCCTCGCGCATCTGCTCAGCATTCAACCCGGAGGTGTTGATTGCTTCTCGCAGGTCACCAATGTGCTGATCTACCTGTGAATCGATATTGGCGATGTTGGTCGAGTTGTCCGTTGAATTTACATTCACTCGAGCATTCGGACCGCTTACGTTGTAGGTGATGTGTTGGATCGCAGCGGTAGCTTCGGGCAACCCAAGCTTCTTCACTTTGCATTGGTAGTGCGCTCCCCTGGGCCCGAGACCCTGCTCATAGAACACAGGATCGATTACCTGGTAAGTCTCTTCGCCTACAGACGTCTTTCTGACCAACAGATCATTTGGATCGACACGCACTAGCTCAGCGATTCCTTGTTGCTTGGCGGAGAACACAATTAGATCACTGCTCGCTACCGTTGCCCTGATTCCGGCAACTGTAGCTCCATCCTGCTTGAGCAAGTCGATTGAGTCTTGATTGATCAGCGGCATTGCCACCCTCCCATATGCCCAGCCAAATGTGGTGTTCCTTTGAACCTGATACTACGCAGCACAGGATCAATGCAACATTTGGCCTATCTGCCCGGTACAATGCGGCGCCATACAGCATCTCGGAGACCAACCCATGCTGATGATCAAACTGGCCACAGGCTGGGCGCTGAAACTGGATCGGAAGCTCAGCGAGGCAGCTGGCAGCGGCATCTGGGACTTCCACCGCTCCGAGAGTACCTGGACAACTGATCACGGTCATACGCCCTACCGCTACGCCCGCATAAAGCCGGCAGATCCTGCAGAGGGCAAACCTGTCGAGGTATTCCTGATGCCCTCACCCAACGCTCCCGAGGAGACGTGGATATCGCGCGGCGAAGGCTTAGCCTCTATCCATCCGAGCTACTAAGGCCGTCTTCTGCAAAACAAGAAGCCCGCACTAAGCGGGCTTCTCTCTTTACAGCCAGATACTGCCCGGCGGGGCCTCCAGCATGCTCACCTGCTCGAACACCAGGCCGGCGCTGGCCACACGCATGTCGCTGCGCATTGCCGGATGGCGGTAGTCCTCGATCGAGGGCACCAGGAACATCGCAGGCACCAGCCGGGCACCGCCGGCATCGGCGAGATCCTGGGCGGTGGAGTAGCACACCGCTGCCGGTAACGGACGGACATCCTCCGGTTCGGCGAAAGCAAGGCCGCAGGCCAGAGACAGGGCTACAGCGAGAGACAGGTGGCGCTTGAGCATGGGGCAACCTCGCACTCAGGGAGGGAATGAGGAGCCTTGATTGTCCCGGCTCTCCTGCCCCGCATCGAACCTTACAGGGGGTGTGGCACCGCTTCCATCCGAAACTCATGCGGAACCAAGCGCATTCTGTAGACAGGCACACCAATAGCCGCTGCAGCCCGCACGACCTGCTTGGTGTGCTCTTCACCGGTCTGAGATCCGAGGTAGACAGCCTTGAGCGGTACGCGAAAGTTTCGAGGCGGCTGGTCTGATCCATCGACCATGACCAGTCGCCACTCCTCCTCGTATGCCCAATCGGGAGATTTGTGCAGTGCTGCGACGAGGGCAAACATGTTGTTGATTGGCTGACCTGAAATGACTCCTTTTAGCATCTCTGAAGCATCAAAAACTCCGCTGTACCTGACTGGCCAGAGAGAAAGCCCCATCAGATCATCAAACTGTAGACTTCTAAAATCGTACTCCATGGCAAAGCCGCAGTGATTTTTGGCGTAGTGGGCCCAGAGAGGCAATGAGTCCAAGCGCTCAGTTAGTGAGCAAATCTTGTAGGTGTTCTGGACCATCCTATTCATCTCAGCTTTTGCCTTCATGATGAATGATTCATGGCCAACACTTATAACCTTGGCAATCTTTGCCAGAACCTCGCTATTAACTTGGCCAGCTGCATCGGTTTGATCTGCTTGATACCTAACCACCTCAAGCACTGGGTCCTCAGCCATCAGAATTTTCGCTCTAATGTCGGCAGTAACTCCCTCGATGCTATCCAATATCAACTCGGCATGACTCAAGCCAAAATGTGGATCGTAGTTAACAGCGGAGTCATAGGGGTCATTGAAATTACTTGCGACCGTTAAGTGTAACGTTGCCTCCCTGAGATTGCTCAAGGAATAGTTATTAACCTCCCTGAACTTGTATAGTGCTTGCGGGAAGTGGCTTTGCTTGAGTCGTTGAGCCCGCTCAATGTTTTCAGTGGGAATCAGTCCACGAACGCACATAAGCCGCATCAGATCGTCGATCCACCCCTTTGACATACCCACTCCTTACTCTCTGGCGATGTTGTAAATTATTCGCTCCAAACTGTTCAGCCGTCCATTCAGCTATCCGAATACATTTTTACTGTTGCCATGGGACGACCTCAGCCTATCAAAGCCAGTTGTAGAGATTCGGGCGCACACCGCTCCGCCAGTAACGCCCTCACCTGCCGCTCCAGATGGCGAACTCGAAGCGCCAGCTCGGCATTCATCACCGCGGCCTGGTTGCCCAGCTCGATCTGGCTGGCCTGGATGGCCCGGCCGGCGAGCAGGCTGGCCATGGTCCTGGCTTCCTTCGGCGTCAGGTGCAACACCTCGTCGCCCACATCCAGCACCACGGTGCCGTCCGGTAGCTCGGTGTGGCTGATCTGGCGCGCCTGGGGGTGCTGGTCGACCGGCACGAACACACCGCGCTGCATCCGGTGAATCAGCCCCTCATCAGCCAGGTGCTTGAGCCGATCGTCGACGATGGTCATCTTCAGCTTCGTCAGCTCCTGCAGAGCCTCCCTGGTCACCAGCTGTTCCAGGTTGTGCAGGTCCCGCACAGCGTCCAGCACGATCTGCGTCGACGACTTCTTCTCCCCGCCCTCACTCATGGACAGCCCCCCTCTGTAGTGCAAATGCGTCCCCCATTCCCTTGGCGTAGCTGCCGGGTCAAGGCGCGGTAGTGCGCCTTGATCGCCTTCAGGTCCTCGATCGAGTACTTCTTCGGTTCGTGCGGCCCTTCCAGCCAGGCCACCTTCTCCGCGCCGATCTTCCGCAGAAGGCGAATGCGGTACTCCACGATGTTTCCCGACTTCTCCATGTTGCAGTTCTTGTTGCACTGCAGGTGCACGTTCAGCGGCTCGAAACGCAGTTCGGGGCAGGCGCCCACCGTCCGATAGTGGCCGGCGGCATACTGCACTCTGGCTGTGGTACCGCACGAAATGCACGGCTGGCCCAGGTCACGCTGGCGAATGTAAGCGTTGAAGGCATCCTGAGCCTCCTTCATGTGCGCGCTGCGCGGCTTCACCCGCTCCTTGGCCGCTCGGATGGCCTTTCGCTCGATCTTGTCGAGAGCCTTGCGCTCGAGGTTCTGCTTCTGGCGGGCGATCACGATGGCGCAGTCTGGGCTGCACCAGGTCTGGAATGGCCGTCTCGGCACGAAAGGCGTCCTGCAGGCACGAACCGCGCACTTCCTTTGCCGGCCGCTTATAGCCTTGAGCGGCTTTCGAATAGCGGTCATACCGGCACTTCCTCGCCGACTACATAGGGCTCGACTGCAGGTTCGCCCTCAAGCGGTATTAGCCTTTGAGCACTGAAGAGTGCATGCCCGAACTCGCGGAAGGTCGTTCCATCCTGGCGGCGACCGAGGCCAGTAACTCGACCAGTTACCAGCCATCCCTCACCCTGCGAGTAGCGGACTTCACCGTTGCTGGGCGCGATGTACAGCTCATCTGGCATCAGGTGCTGCACCAACTCAACGACGCAGCCGACGTTCTCGGGCATCTGTGGGCAAGCGATTACCAGGGCCAAACCTCCTACCCGAAGTCCACTCATGCCGCCTCCTCGCTCAGCAGATCAGCGAACGCGACGCCCTTGGCGGTGAACTCGTCGACGATGCGATTGGTGTACTCGATGCCCTGCTGGCGGTTGAACAGCCGGGTCACAGGGAAGCCATCCGGGCCGAACAGCGAGCACTCGCCCATCAGCTCCAGCTTCTGCTCGTACTCGAGGTGGAGGAACACCTGGTTCCAGCCACGACGGAAGTCATCGCAGTCGCGGCGCATGATCGGCACTCCAAGATGCAGCTTGCAGTACCGCCGAGCATCCTCGACGTCACCGATCTGCGTCATCTCAGCTATTCGCTGGTACAGGGCGAACCACAGAGCGTTCTGGTCCAGGGTGCGATCCTTGCCTGGGCGCATGCTCACCACCACGTACTTGTTCGCCTTGAACATGGCAGTCAACTTGGAGATCGCCTCGGAGAGCCGGGCGGCGCCGTTAACGGCTACCTTCTCGGTCTTAGCCATCAGAGCACCTCCGCGCAGGGCCAAATGCCTCGGGCATAGGCCAAGGCCTCGCCCTCGCTGCACTTCGTCCCAACCAAGGGGAACGGCCGGCGGCCAGGCAGCAGGACCATCCAGCAGGCCTTATGCATGGTGGCCAGCCTGGGCAGCCTGCAACTGCTCCACCTGCTTCAGGAGAAACTCCTTGCGCTGACGTTCGGCGCGTAGACGCTTACGGTGATCCCAACGCTGCTGGACCTCCTTGCGCCGCTTGCTGTCCTGGATGGTCTTCTTGACCTCCTGCCACCTGGCGCGCAGACCTGGCGAAGGCGGAACACCATTGCCCGTGATGAGCCCGGCGATTGCTTGCCCATCTGCAGCTACTGGCGCTACCGCATGCTGCTCAAGCAGCAGATTGGCGACCGGGCCAGTGAGCTGCCCCAGGCGTGCGCCCTCTCGGATAGCCGTTTCCCGTCCCTGCGGATCGTGGCCGAGCGACAAGGACCAGCTGACTGGCCGCGCTTCGGCGCGCGCCGCGGTCACAAGCCGTTCGTAGGCAGCCAGGAAAGCCATGCGCGCACCGACCTTGTCCCGGGCATGGAAGATCGGAGCAGCGGCCACCGCAGCCTGCTGGATCTCTGGAGTCATCAGCACCGACTCGGCTTCATCGAAGGAGCGCAAGGCGATAGCCCAGGCCTCATTCGCCTCGGGGCGGCCGTCAGCGGCCAGGACACGCTTCAGGATAGCGTCCACGGAGAAGCGCCCACCATGCTGCCGGCACGCCTGCAGCGCCGCGACCAGCGCCGGCTCGGTGTAGCCGGCCAGGTCCTGGACCATCAGCAGCGCGGCGGCTTTGGTCAGCGTCTGCCCCATGGCTTCAGCCGTCGCGAACAAAGACACCAGGAGCTGGTCCTGCTGGCTCTCACTGAGCATTGGCTTGCCTCCGCATACGTTGCTCCTCCAGCGCCAGCTCCATCTCACTCAGGTTCTGCTGAGTGCTCTCGGCCTGGCGGGCGGCGATGTTGGTGACGGGGTTCAGGGTCTTCCACTGCGTGTGGTAGCTCTCGGCGTTCTGCAGCAGCAGGCCGACAGCGTGGGTTTTCTTGTTCGCCTCAACCGACTTGACCCGCAGCACGAAGAACGCGGCCACCTTCGGGGCATCCTGCTGGCCAAGGCGCTCAACCAACTTGGCGATCTGGGCACCGACCGTCCTGTTCCACACAGGCCAGGTGCCGTAGGTCTTGTGGTAGGCAATCGCGTAATTGGCCCAGGTGCGGTACGTCGTGCACTTCGGGTCGCGAGGTCCCGGCATGTCATCGGGGATTTCGCAGCGAGGCTGTTCGGCGTCGCCAACGAGAACGAGGGGCGCTGGTGGCGAAGCCTCCGGCGCAGAGATCTGACTGGTATCCTGATTGGTACCCTGATTACTGGTATCCTGATTTGTCGGATTTTTTTCCGACCCATCTCGGATTTTTTTCCGACCCAGCCCGGATTTTTTTCCGACCCGGCTCGGATTTTTTTCCGACCCACCCGGCTCCTGATCGGTTTTTTTTCCGACCTGTTGAGCGGCGTTCTGGGTCGGATAAATTTCCGACCCATCGCCCTTCCGGTTCCACTGCCGCCCCTTCTTCGTCAGGCGCACCAGCGTGATGCTGTTCGTGCTCGACAGCTCGATGACGCCGGCATCTGCCAGGCTCTTGAGCAGGCGGTATACGGTGTCTGGCTTATCAGTCAGCAGCGGCAGCTCCTCGATGACCTTCGCCTTGCTCAGGGCGTAGAAGTCACCATCGACCGTGCGGGTGAGCTTCGCCCAGCTCGGGCACTCGTAGACGAACGCGAACAGCAGCGCCTGCTGCGCATTCAGCCCCCATTCGAGCGACTTCACCTGGTTGACGGTGATCGTGAATTGCATGTCAGGCCCCCAAGCCCAGGACTTGGTGCTCAGTCGTCAAGGCCAAGCTCTTCGGCGGAGACGATCTTGTCCATCTGGCGTTTGGCCAGGTGCAACAGGGCGTCGATATCCCTCGGATCGAAGACGCGCATGGTCTCCGGCACCACCTTCAGGCCCAGCTCCGCGAGGATCTCGGCGAACTGAGTGACCTTCCCGTCGCTCTTCATGCGGCTGATAGTCGACTCGTCGACCTTGATCGCCGCTGCAACGGTGGCCTGCCCCACACTCGAAAGCCGCTGCAAGACGGCTTGTTCGTTCTTGCGTGCCCTTTCTGGCTTATTCATTTGGAATGCTCCCAGCCAGCAGCTTTAGCTGCTGATGCAAATCTTCTCGGAGTCCTACCTGATGGCCGTTGCCCAAGCTCTTCACCCTCTTCTCCAACAGCCTGGGATGCCTCAGCCCGCGGTGCAGGCCGCTTGCTGCTCAAGCGGATACAGGTCAGGTCGCAGCTCATGGCGAGACACTTCGCCGGCCGTGGCTTTCTCGATGGGAAGCACCAAGTCAGCAGGAATTCGCTGGTTGCGGTGGATGCACTGCCAGATTCTGGGCTGGCTGGTTTCGCAGCGACGTGCCAGCTCGGCTTGGCCGCCAGCGATTCGTACCGCCTTCTGGATCGGAGTTTCTTTTTCGGTCATGGCGACAGCCTCAGTGAAAGCTGCCAAGATCATAACCCAAGTTATGGCAAGATCAAACGCATGTTATTTGAATACCAATAACGTGCGTTTTAGGCTTGTGGCCATGACAGAGCTCACGACCCTTGCAGGCCGCCTACAGTTCGCGCGCGAACGCCGTGGCCTAAGCCAATCCCAGCTGGCCGATAAAATCGGCTCCAGCCAGGTCACCATTGCCCACATCGAGAGCGCTCGAAACCAGACCAGTAAGAAAGTGGTTCAGATCGCAATGGCGCTGGGTGTACCAGCTGAATGGCTGGAGACCGGGGCTCGGCACAACGAGGTTATGCGAGCCTTCCTGTCGTCAGATATTGGCGAGCCGGCGCCGCCGGCCAGTGGTGCCGCCGAGAAAGTGCTGGAAATGCTGAGCAAGCACAAAGGCCTCAGCGAATCGGCCCGCGATCAGATTGCCCAAGCAGTCGAGCAAACAGTTGCCGAGGCCGTCCAGAGCAGCAACGTCATCAGCGCCGACTTCTCCGGCTCCCGACTGAAGCCCGGCGAGCTGCTCATTCCCCAGTACGACGTGCGCGGCTCCATGGGCCACGGCCAGGTGCCGGCCGACTACACCGACTTCATGCGCAACGTGGTGGTGAGCGCGCCGCAGCTGGAGAAGCTGGGCCTGGACTACACATCCCCGGCCAACCTGGCGATCATCAGCGGCTGGGGCCAGTCCATGGCGCCCACCATCCAGGACAAAGACCCGGTCATCGTCGACCGCGGCGTCACCGACTTCATCGGCGACGGCGTTTACGTCATCACCTGGGACGGCATGCTCTACATCAAGCGCCTGCAGAGCGCCGGCGACGGTAAGCTGGAGCTGATATCCGACAACCCCAAACACAAGGACCGCGTCGTCAACACCGACGAGGTCGCCATTCATGCCAGAGTTCTGCTGGTTTGGAATGCTCAGAAAGTTTGACCAGGACCAGCTATAAAGAGCGGTAGATCCTGCTCGAAATATAAGACGGATAGGGCACAGGGAGGGGAAATGCCACAGCTGATAAAACGCTTCAATAATTTCGAAGAAGACATAATTCTCTATCTGGGTGATATCTCTCGCCGTGGATATGAGCACATCACAAATATTTGCCAGAATCGGAAGCTGAGTAATTCGGCCTACCTCATCCTCATTACCCACGGCGGTGACCCTCATGCGGGATACCGAATTGCACGCTGCCTTAGGCACCATTACGGTGATTTCAAGCTCCTCGTTCCAGATATTTGCAAGTCCGCTGGCACGCTCATTGCCATTGGTGCACATGAGCTGATCGTTGCAGATCGAGGGGAGTTGGGTCCTCTCGATATCCAGATGACCAAGCCGGACGAGTTAATGGAGCGCTCTTCGGGAATGGATATTCAGCAAGGTCTTGAGCTCCTTAGGAAGCAGACCTACGCAGCGTTTGAGGAATTCATGTACAGCACACGAGCTCGTACAGGCGTATCCACCAAAATGGCTGCGGATATTTCGGCGAAGCTCGCGGGAAGCGTCTTCCAGCCAGTTTTTGGTCAGATTGACCCAGTAAGGCTGGGAGAAATTTTCCGAGCCAACGCTGTCGGATTCGAGTACGGAAAGCGCCTAGATGCAGATAGCAGGAACCTAAAAGCCAATGCCCTACTCAGCTTGATTACGGGCTATCCAGCGCATAGCTTTGTGATTGATAGGAAGGAAGCTACGTCTTTGTTTTCCAACGTGCGAGCACCTGACGAACGTGAGCTCGCGCTGTTGGAGAATCTGTATACTCTGCTGCCCCAGTTGGGCGATGAGTTTATTTACAATTGGAACTCTCAAGAGATCGAGGTTCAGCCCCATGCAAACCCAATCCCCGAAGCAATCCCAGCAGCCGATCCAGAGCTACCAGCTGCCGAAGGAGCTGGCGGAGAGCATGAAAAAGGCGAGCGAAAGCTGGCAGATGCTGGCTGATGCGATGGTGAACCCACAGCGTGCGCCGTCTCACACCTTATCGACGAAGATCTAGCAATCCAAAAGCCCCGCAGTAGCGGGGCTTTTGATTTGAATCTCAGTGCCACCCTTCCCGCTTCGCCCCGCACATCTTGCACTTGCTGTAAGTCCCATAACGCCCATCCAGGTGACGCATCGGGCCTCCGCACTGGATGCATCCGCCCTCATACTCGCCCCGCTCCAGCCGCCACTCGATCCAGACGCAATGCGCGAACCAGATCAAGCCGGCCAAGGTCGCAGCAAGGGAGGCGAAATGGACCGCTTTCTGGATGGGCAGAAGGATTGATGCAAACCCTGTTGTCGCTTCACCAGGTGCAGCAAGAAAGCCGACGATGAGGCCGCCAACAGCCAGAGCAGCTGGCGGTCCGTAATAGCGAAGGTTGCGCACGATCGCAGTCAGGTTGATTTCCATGTGCTTCTCCTGTCATCCATGGTGTCCTGCGATCCTGCCGCAATGACTCCCGAAAGGCGAGATCCAGAACTATTCCCTTCCCAAGGTAGGTCAAACCACGCCCTCAGGACCGGGAGGCAAAAAGCCATTACACTGGCAGAGCTGACCTACAGGACAGCATAAATAATCAGAAGCATGGAGCAGTTACATGAAGGCCAAACTGATTGGCGGGTACTTGGTCATATCCCTGATTTTCGGAGCGTGGGGCTACTTCTTTGGTCCTTACCAGCACAGGAGCTTCTTCTACAACCTAGGAGTTGGGATCACCTGGCCTATCACAATCTTCAAAAGCGACCCCGAGCTGGATGGCTCAAGCGAGCAGGCTATGGCGGTTAGCATTGATGAAATGTCGCGCACCTACCCCACCCAGATTCTGCAGATCAACCTCGCTCTAGGATCCATTGCAATGCTTGCGCACGTCGAGGCAGATGAGAGCGTGGACGGGGATCAAATCCGAGCGATGTTCACGCCAAACGGCAAGGTGCCGGACAGCATGTTCTCGAGCATGTGGCAGATCAGCAGAATTAAGGCCGAGCTGAGAGATCGCCTCGACGGGATGGAGATCGACGACCTTATAGAGGCAGGAGAGGAAGCCCAGGAAGAGCTGCTTGAGATTGCGGAGGATAGACCAGGCAAGCCCAAGCCCCTGCCAGTAGCTGAGCCTGCACCAGTGATCCCCAGCACCGAACCTGCGGATGAACCGCTTGTTTCAGATCAAGTCGTTCAGGTCGAATCGGGCGAAACCTGCTACGAGGAAAAGCTCGCAGCATTCCGAACTGAAATGGGCGAAGAGGCCATGGTCCGGTACGACATGATCAATGAGTGGCGAGGCGAATGCGGCCTCCCTCCGAGCGAGTAAATCTTAAAGGGGCCCGCATAGCGGGCCCTTGTCATTCCACAATCGAATTCTCCCCCTCCACCGCCACCAGCTCCCCCTCCTCCACCACCTGGTCACCCTCCCCGGCCAGCGCCCACCTCAGCGTCACCGAACCGTCGTCGTTCAACGTCACCTCCAGCGCATCCTCCTCCAGCAGCAACTCCAGCACCGCCTGCCAGGCCTCGTCCGGGTCAGTGTCCATCCGGTGAATCGTCACCTGCCTGTCCAGCTGCGCCTTCGGCGAGTTGATCATCGCGCTCACCCGTAGCCCCAGCTTCTCCAGGGCGGTCAGTTCACGGGGTTGCTGTTGCGCTTTCTGCTTGGCCATACGCCCTCCTTGTACTGTACATCCATACAGTATCCGAACAATAACAACCTCCTCAACCCTCCCGACCTCCACATAACTTTAGTTATTGACAAAGCCAGAACCCTGGTTATTATTGCCCATAACTTGAGTTATTCGCGAACCTCGCCGAATGACCAAGCAAGCCTGCGAAAGCGGGCTCGCTCTTTAACAACACATCTCACGCACGCCGGCCGGGAAAGGTCGTTAGCACGGTTATAGGCAGGAGCCTCCCTGATCGTCGCTGTATCGACCTCGGTAAGCCGGTGTGCACACGCAGGCATTGCGCTGCAGCGTTTGGGGAACCGGCGCTTCGGGGCGATGACTGCGACATCAGAGTCACCTTCGCGATCGACGCCAGTAGCGGATCGCGATGGGAAGCATCACTGGAGCACCTGGGCAACCGGGTGCTCTGGGATGCCAACCACCCAAGGAGAAGGACCATGCTGATACTCACCCGCCGCATTGGCGAAACCCTCTACATCGGTAACGACATCACCGTGACGATCGCCGGAGTCAACGGCAACCAGGTCAAGGTCGGCGTCAATGCGCCGAAGGACGTGGCCGTGCACCGTGAAGAGATCTACCAGCGCATCCAGAAGGAAAGCGGCGGGCAGCAGCCTGCCGCCAACTGACCCCGCCGAGTCGGTTCGGGGTCGCCGCCCGGGCAGCTGGAGCAGCCCGGCCTGCAAGGGGTTGGCCACCCCGGCATTCGGCCCCGATCACCCACCAGGGCGTATCGGAGAGCGGCCAGGCTGGCGGTGCGGCATGGGTGTCCAGCCGCTGGCCAGGCCGCTCTCCGATGCGTTCCCCGCATCAACTCTTTCATCAGCACTTGCCCCGCTCACACCGGGGCCTTTTTGCCGGCATAACTCAGTTGGTAGAGCGCCTGACCTGTAATCAGGATGTCGCGGGTTCGAACCCTGCTGCCGGCTCCATATCCCCCGCCTCCATACGCCGCCGCCTTACCGGGTGACCTTGCGGAAGGTCTGCACTCGGCCAGGGCGGCGACCTATGCACGCGACAGCGAGGTATCACCCGTGAACGCAGCACTGAAGGCGGCCCAGCGCCGCCACGACTTCGCATCACCACCAGAAGACGACGGCGCAGCTGACTACCTGGCCGGCCAGGTGGCCCTGCTGATGAAAGCCGAGGACGCCGACCGGGTGCCCTTCTTCGGCACCGGCGCCCCATTCCACGACCCCGGCTTCAACGAGGTCGGTACAGACGCGATCGCTGAGGCCGACGATCACGAATCCCCCCTGCTGCAGTTGGTGCTGGCAGTCCTGCGAGGTGAGCAGGAGCTGGCGAGCAGACTGGCCGAACGCTTCCGCGAGCCTATACGGGCCGCCGCCGAACGGCTGATCAACAGCCAGATGGAGAAGGAACCTCATGGATAGAGCCAAGGAAAAGGCAATCGCGCTGATCGAGACGCAGCTGAAGAACATCAGCCAGTCGGTAGCACCTGACAGCAGCAAGGCCGCCGGCATGCTGGAAATGGCCCTGGCCACTGAACTGCTCGACGACGTGGAGTTCGGCTACTGGATGCGCCGCATCGAGATTGCCACCACCACACGCCGGCAGCGCCTGCGCTACCTCCGCAATGAACGACTGATCGGGAGCCCTTCATGAGCAACGTCAGCAGTCTCCGTGCAGCAATTCGCGTACTCGCCGCCATGGGCATCCACACGACCAGGGACTTGCACCAGCAGGCGCTGACCAAGGGGCGGCGGTTGCGGGAGGTGCCCCGTGGCCACTCCTGAACAGCGCGCCCGCCGGGTAGCTCTCTGGAAAGAGTGTGCCGCTGCCCTGCTCCTCTTCACCCTCATCGTCATCTTGCCGGCCATTGCCGACACCATTACTTCCTGAGAGCCCCCATGCAATCCACCGATCTCTATGTCCGCCTGGACGATCCGAGCGGCCGGCACTCGCCTGTCGTCAACTACCACCGCGTCTGGGATCGCAGCCTGTTCATGGCCGCCCAGCGCAAGCTCCACGAGCAGCACAAGAACCCCGCCGACGTCCGCAACGTGAGCACTGCCACCGAGGATGACTACCAGGCATTCCGCAAGGGAGAGCTGGAATGAATGCACCTGTCGAGAGCACGCTGGCATCGGTTGCCACGCCGAACACCATGACCAGCGCCCTAGTGCTGGATGGCCAGGCCTTCCAGCAAATCATGGAGGTAGCCAAGGTAATGTCCGGGGGCATCGCCACGGTACCGAAGCACCTTCAGAAGAACCCAGCGGACTGCATGGCGGTGATCATGCAGTCGATGCAATGGAAGATGAACCCGTTCGCCGTTGCCCAGAAAACGCACGTCGTCAACGGCACGCTGGGTTACGAGGCGCAGCTGGTCAATGCGGTGATCACCGCGCTGGCGCCGACCAAGGACCGCCTGCACTTCGAGTGGTTCGGCGACTGGAGCAAGGTCATCGGTAAATTCCGCGAGGGCGAGAGCAAGTCCAAGGTCGACGAGGATACTGGTGAGAAGAAGAAGTACCGAGTTCCCAACTGGACCATGCAGGACGAGCAAGGCCTTGGTGTTCGGGTATGGGCCACCCTCAAGGGCGAAACCGAGCCCCGCGTGCTCGAGCTGCTGCTGATCCAGGCGCGTACCCGCAATTCCACGCTCTGGGCAGACGACCCGAAACAGCAGCTGGCGTACTTGGCGACCAAACGCTGGTCCCGCCTGTACTGCCCCGATGTGATCCTCGGCGTCTACACCCCCGACGAGCTGGATGAAGCGCCAGTGATGCGCGACATCACCCCGCCGCCGGCCGCCGCAGCTCCACAGGAGCTACCGCCCTACCCAGACGCCCAGCTGGACGCCAGCAGCGAGCAGTGGCGCGAGCGAATCGCGGCGAAGAAGACCAGCCCCGACCACCTGATCAACACGATCAGCAGCAAGTACACCCTCAGCGACGAGCAGAAGGACAAGATCCGCGCGCTCGCGCCTATCGAAGGAGAGGCCACCGATGCAAGTGCATAACGTCCTGCAGGGCAGCCCCGAGTGGCATTCCCTCCGCGCCAACTACTTCACCGCCTCCGAGGCACCCGCAATGATGGGCGTCTCGAAGTACCAGACCCGCAACGAGCTTCTGACCCAGAAGAAGACCGGCATCGTGCCGGAGGTCGACGGCGCCGTGCAGCGCCTCTTCGACCAAGGCCATGCGACGGAGGCCATGGCCCGACCGCTGGTCGAGGAGTTGATCGGCGAGGAGCTCTTCCCCATCGTTGGAACCGAGGGCAACCTGCTGGCCAGCATGGACGGCGCGACGATGCTCGGCGAGACCCTGTTCGAGCACAAGCTGTGGGGCCAGAACCTCGCTGCCCAGGTACGCGCCGGTGAGCTGGAACCGCACTACTACTGGCAGCTGGAGCAGCAGCTGCTGGTCAGCGGCGCCGAGCGCGTGATCTTCGTCTGCTCCGACGGCACCCGCGAGAACTTCGAGCACATGGAGTACCGCCCGGTGCCCGGCCGCGCCGAGCAGCTGGTGGCCGGCTGGAAGCAGTTCGAGCAGGACCTGGCTGAGTTCGTGCCGCAGTCGGCCAAGGTCGAGGTTGTAGGTTCTGCACCCGATGCCCTGCCCGCGCTGCGTATCGAAGTTACCGGGATGGTGACCGCCAGCAACCTGGACGCCTTCAAGCAGCACGCCTTCGGCGTGATCGGCTCCATCAAGACCGATCTGCAGGATGACCAGGACTTCGCCGACGCCGACAAGACAGTGAAGTGGTTGAAGGAGGACGTCGAGGATCGCCTGGAAGCAGCCAAGCGCCATGCCTTGAGCCAGACGGCCAGCATCGACGAGCTGTTCCGCACCATCGATCAGATTGCCGAGCAGGCCCGCGCCAAGCGCCTGGAACTGAGCAAGCTGGTAGAGACCCGCAAGAAATCGATCCGCGAGGATATCGTGATGGACGCCGCCAAGGCGCTCCAGGCTCATGTCGATCAGATCAACGCCACGCTGGGCGGCAAAATTCGCCTGCCGCGCATCGCCGCGGACTTCGCCGGCGTGATCAAGGGCAAGAAGGCGGTTTCCAGCCTGAAGGAAGCCGCCGACGGCGAGCTGGCCCGCGCCAAGATCGAGGCCAGTCGCATCGCTGACGGCATCCGCGCCAACCTCAACAGCCTGAACGAGCTGGCCCGGGGTCATGCGTTCCTGTTCCACGATGCCCAGGACCTTGTGCTCAAGGCCAACGACGACCTGGTGGCGCTGATCAAGGTCCGCATCAACGAGCACCAACAGGCCGAGGAGGAACGCACCAGGCAGGCCGCCGAGCAGGCCGAGCGTGAAGCTGAAGCCGAGCAGGAGCGCCTGGCTCAGCAGCAGGCGGCTGCAGCTGCAGTGGAGCCGACGCCGGCACCCCAGCAGGTCGAGCAGATCCAATCGCCGGAGCCGGTCGCAACGGCCGAGGCGATCGAGGCCACCCCTGCCCCTGCAGCTGCACCAGTCGCCACCGCCGCGGTGACGCCGATCACCCAGTTGGCAGCCGACAACGGCCAGCGCATCAAGCTGGGCGACATCACTACCCGCCTCGGCTTCACGCTGACCGCAGACTTCCTATCCTCGCTGGGCTTCGACCCGGTCGAGCAGGAGCGCGCAGCCAAGCTCTACCGCGCCAACGACTTCCCGCGCATCTGCGCTGCCCTGATCGCTCACATCCAGAGCGTGCAGGTCAGCCAGGCCGTCGCGTAGGGACGCCTGCATGGCCGCCAAAAGCCAGAAGGAGCGCGACGAGAAAGCCGTCGCCAAGCGCATCGAGCTGGACGAGAAGGAGCTGCGCCACCGCTGCCGACGCGGAACCCGCGACAAGCTGGAGGAGCTGATGGCCTGGCACGGGATCACCGAGCAGGCCGAGGCCATTCAGCTGCTGATCTGGAATGCCCACGCTCTGGGCCCGGATGGCTCCACCTCAGCGCTAGTGATCGCGCGCCACGAATTCGCGCTATCGGAAGACGTGGCGCGCGAACTCTACCGCCAGGGCAGGCTCCAGGCCGCCCAACTCGACCGCACCGAACAGTAACCCCCCAGATACCGAGGACCACATGCTCGGACAAAACACCAGCGAACGCTTGGAGCCGCTGCGCAGCCTGCTTGCCAAGGCCTGCGATGACTACCTGGCCAAGGGCGGCCAGATCGAGCAACTCGCCATCACCGCTCGCGCGCCGGAGCCGAAAGGCAACCTGCGCCAGCGTTCGATCGCCACCACCCGCATTTACGGCTGCAGCCGTCGGGAGCTTGAGCAGCGCGACCAGGACCTGGCAAAGCGTGCGCGGGCCCTGGCCAATGCACGGCTACCGAACGAGGAGATCCGCAAGAAGCTGGGCCTCGGCCCCGTAGCCTTCGAACAATTCATCGCGCGGCACAGCATCAGCCTGCCGCAACGGAGCAAAGCATGAGCAAGGTAATCGTCTTCGACACCGAATCCACTGGCTTCCCTGACTTTCCGGCGCCGAGCGAAGCCCCGCATCAGCCCCACATCGTTGAGATCGCAGCCATCCTGCACGGAGTCGACGGCCAGGCCGAGGAAACCTTCAGCGCCATCGTCCGCCCTGACGGCTGGGTGATCACCGACGAGGTCGCCAAGGTTCACGGCATCACCCATGAGATGGCCATGGATGTAGGAATCAGCGAGGCCGAGGCGCTGGAGGGATTTCTGTCGCTGCATGCCCGGGCCAACATCCGCGCGGCTCACAACATCAACTTCGACGACCGGATCGTCCGCATCGCCCTGATGCGCTACCGCAGCGAGGAGCAGGCCAACGCATACCGAGATGCCAGCGAGAAGTTCTGCACCTGCAACAAGTCGCGCGCCCCCGTCGGCCTCAAGAAGGTTCCCACGCTGGCCGAGGCCTACAAGCACTTCTTTGGCGAAGAGCTGCAGGAGGCGCACCGCGCAATGCCCGATGCCCAGGCCTGCGCCCGCATCTACTTCGCCCTGCAGGCCTTGCGCAACGCCACGTAGAACCTGCCGCCCAGGGACTGCCGGCCTCTGATCGAAAACCGCGCGTTACTTCAGCATGAGGATGAGGATGTCCTGCGTCTCGTCGAAGACAGTCTCTGTTCCAGGTGCCCGCACCGTGACGCCCTGAATCTTCAGGAAGCGCTTCTGGTTGACGATGGACATGACGAACTCGCGGTAGTCGGCCGACGCATTGCGAAGGTCGGCCACTCCTACGGGGCGGCCGGCAGTAGTGAGCAGTTCACCTTCCTTGAACACTACCCACCCCTCCCACTCATCCTCGCCGAGCACCAGGCGCCCGAGTTCGCGGAACTCATTCCGCACAACGCCTTCACCGCTGATGCTGTCGCCACGGGTGCCCTCGAGGATGTAGTTGGCCTCCTCGATGGGCACATTCGTGGACAGCTTCCGCAGGTAATCGTACGTGCGCTTGGAAAGGATCTCGGCGTTTACCAGGTAGACGGACTTCGGGCCGCCACCGTCGAGCCCCAGTATCACCGTGCCAAGACCAGAGAGCGATGCGAACTGGTGCATCTGTATGGCGCCAGGGCTGCTCTGCGAAAGGTAGATGTACAGCGTCTCGTCCAGGCTGTAGCCGGCCGATGCGAAGGCGTCGTGCAAGTAGCCCGCGAGGATCACCAGTGCTTCCGGTGAGTCACCGGGGTACTGGGCCGACTCAGCCTGGAACTGGGGATAGGTCTGGTTCCAGTGGCGGGCAATCTCGTCGACAGCCTGCTGGTTGAAAGGCGCTGGTTGTAGTGCTGCAGCATGCGCATTGGTCACTGCCAAAAGGCAGGCCAGAACAATCGCTCGAAGCATCGTTGTCGTCCCTGAGGCTGATGTGTGCAGGCAGTCTGCCAGCACATGCGAAGCCTGAACAGATGGTCAGCAAGTCGCCGACTGCCTCCGCGTCACCCAGCAAGCCCAGCAATACGCAGTGATCACTCTAGCCTGCTCAAGTTGTCAGAACAGGCTGGTAGCTGATACCTGGTTAGAGCGCGCCAATTGCTATTGGGTGTAACCCTTCTGGCGCCCCTCTGCTTCGACATTCCTCACTTTGTCCTCAGCAGACTGAGCAGCCTCGTAAAACTTCAGCAGCTCAGCTATCTGAGCTTCAGATAGGGAATCGGCATTACGACAAGCTCCTACGGAAACTTCCCAGAACTTATCGTTGTTCCGCTCCATTTCCTCGCAGGCTGCAGCCCAACGCTCATGCGTGCTGGTAGAGGGCCCCTCTTCGCCGCCACAGGCAGTCAGTCCAAACAGCGACAAACCAACAATCAAAACCTTATTCACGCACCGCCATCCTTGAGTTGATCTATATGCCGCTGAGTTTACCCCAGCGGCGTGGCGACGCTCGACCTACAGATGGCCCTGTTCTGAGGTACGCATGACCTGCGCTATCGACTACGGCTCAATCTGCAGCGGCATCGAGGCGGCGTCTCTGGCCTGGGAATGCCTGGACTTCAAGCCCCGCTGGTTCGCCGAGATAGAGCCCTTCCCGTCCGCCGTGCTGGCGTACCGCTGGCCGAAGGTCCCCAACCTGGGCGACATGACCAAGCTGTGCCGCGAGGTCCTGCTCGGCATCATCGCCGCGCCGCTGATCCTCGTCGGCGGCACCCCCTGCCAGGCGTTCAGCGTGGCCGGAATGCGTGCTGGCCTGGCCGATCCGCGTGGCGCCCTAACTATTAAATTCGTGGAGCTGGCAGATGCAGTTGACCATGTTCGCCCCGCAGGAGACGAGTGCATCGTCGTCTGGGAAAACGTGCCAGGAGTCCTCTCCGACAAAGGCAACGCGTTCGGCTGCTTCCTCGGGGCCCTGGTGGGCGAATCCGATGCGCTCCTCCCGTCAGGGGGAAGGTGGACGAACGCTGGTTGTGTGTATGGACCCAAGCGAGCAGCCGCGTGGCGGGTGCTGGATGCCCAATATTTCGGAGTGGCCCAACGACGCCGCCGTGTGTTCGTTGTCGCAAGTGCTCGAGCAGACTTCGATCCCGCAGCGGTACTTCTTGAGTCCGAAAGCATGCGCCGGGATCATCCGCCGCGCCGAAGCCAGGGGGAAAACCCTACCGGCACCATTGCTGGCGGCGCTCGCCGCGACGGTGGATACAGCCATGACGATATCCCCCTGACTGCTGCCACTGTCACCTCCAGCTACGGGAAGAACGGCGGCATCCCGGCTGGAAATGATTGCCTGCCGACAAACCTCATCGCCGGCACCCTACAAGCCGGCGGCAAGGCAGCAGGCTCCGCCACGCTGCAGGATGCCGAGCAGGGTCTGCTGGTCGCCTTCGGTGGCGGCGCCAATTGCCAGCAGACCGACGTCAGCACCGCCTTGAGCGCCCACCCAGGCGGCATGCGGATGGATGCCGAGACGGAAACCTTTGTGGTGCACGGCACGCAAGATCCATGCGTAGAATTGGATCAGGCTCACACCCTCGGCCGCAACAACGTTCAAGAGAACGCTGTACTCGCATTCAGCTGCAAGGACTATGGCGCTGACGCTGGCGAGCTTTCACCCACGCTCCGCGCCATGGGCCACGGCGAGAGCCATGCCAATGCCGGCGGCCAGGTCGCCGTGGTGGCACCAACACTGCGCGCCGGCAATCAGCGTAACAACAGCAATCCGGTGACGGAAGCCGACATGCTGGTTGCCGTGTCCGGCGTTCGGCGTCTTACCCCGCGTGAGTGCGAACGCCTGCAGGGTATGCCCGACGACCACACGCTGATCCCATGGCGCGGCAAAACCGCCGAGGAATGCCCGGACGGCCCGCGCTACAAGGCCATCGGCAATAGCAAGGCGGTACCAGTGGTGCGCTGGATCGGGCGGCGGATCAAGCAGCAGCTGGACCGCAGAGCGTGAGCCGATTAGCTGCCCTATTCCGCCAGCTCATTGACGTAGTCGAACTTGATGATCTTGTGCCAGATCAGAAGGCTCAGCAGCGCTATCGGAAAGCCAGGGATGGAAAACAGAACGATGTAACCACGGGCCAACCATCCAAAGCGCCATGCCCTAGCTCGCTCCCAAATATGTCCGATGACTTTGGCAAGCCAGACGGCATAGAAGGCACAAAAGAAGTAAATCGGTAGCAGACTTGGAGATTTCCGATCCCCACCCAGAGCGCTTCCTAGCACGAACCAAACAATGCAGGCCAGGCACAACACACCAGACCAGCGCACGCAAAACACCGCGAAACCCTTCATACCGACTCCTTACGTTACATCAGGCGAATACGCACAAAACGCATGGAGAAGCTATAACAGGGTAACATCAAAAAGCCACTACATTCACGAACATAAGCCACCCTGCCCGGCCGTCATCCTTGCCCGATGCGCGGCCGGCGGGCGTGGTCTTGAGTATAGGGAAGGGTCACAGCCTGGCCAGGGACACGACGACGCAGGCGACGAAAGCATCCACCAGCTGGCCTGGCAGTGTTCTTCGCCGGATGGCGCGGTAGTTATTCCGTGGACACAAGCCCCATGATCGACACTGAATTATTTGATCTAGCTAAACGCTTGCTTGGCCTGTCGTGGATGTATGTAAACACTCTTCATCAAGTTCTCTACAACGTTCATGGCGAGAGTAAGTTGAGGGGCACTACTGGCTCTACCCTCATGAGCAGCATCGTTACCCATTGATCGCAAGCGGTGGAGAATCTCAACATCAGACTCCGTCAGAACATGTTTAGACTTAAGATCGTCTAGCTTAATAAAAAGAGTCTTTCCCACTGCCTTCTTGTCACGACAGATCATTTCAATAAGCAATCGAACTCCAAGCCCTGCCAATATATTTTGCCCCCCATTCATCGCTTGCAAAAGCTCGTCATAGATAGCTTTAACCTCTGCTGGCAGGAATCGATATCCATCAATCCTGAATCGCCCGGCGGTTCTGATTGGATAGAGATCAATTGTATACGCGGTTAAGTATTCTCCAGTCTCCATATCCTGAATGTAATCCTCAGAATTAGAGTACTCGCGGCGAAACGAAAGGCAGTCGCAGTTCTGACACTGGATGACTTGGTATTCAGTTATCGACGAGAAATCGTCATGATCATTCCGGCGCCGCGCAGACCTAACAACCAAATGCTTCTGATCGATTTTGCAGACTTCACAAAGCGCGCGAATAGATTCGCCGTCAGTCACATCCATCGAAAAAGTTACTTCCATTCTCCGCTCCCTAGATATATCCGCCTCGCTTGACCCTAACCCACAACCCACCCTTCACGCCACTGGCGAGGGAGAAGTCATGCCTGAAAAAACACTCCGTGCCTGCAGCACCGGCAAGCGTCACAAGTGGGAGTTCGCCCACAACCGGATCACCCAGAGCGGCGGACCGAGAACCATCCGAATCAGCAAGCGAGGCGTCTACCGTTGCGCATGCGGTGAAACCAAGCTCGGAGATCCAGGCCATGACTGAGCGCCCCATCCTGTTCAGCGGAGCCATGGTGCGCGCCATTCTTGAGGGCCGGAAGACGGTCACGCGGCGCTTGGTGAAGGGTGACCAGATACCCAAGGAGAATCCCGGAGAGAGCGATCCATTGCTTCGCTGGTCTGCAGTTGGTCAACACGATCCGCGCTGGGGTTTCGTCGTCAGCGGTGCCACTGAGGTCGAGTGCGCGCAGGAACTGGCGGTGCTAGGTCGCTACCCATACGGCCTGCCCGGCGACCGGATGTGGGTGCGCGAGAGCACCGAAATCGACCGCGAGACCAGTGATGTTGTGGATCTGTCTCGCTACTGCGCCGACAAGGCGCCGGTCATGTACTGGGACTATGATGATGGCGAGCCAATTCACGCGGTCTCGCACTGGAGTTACCCACGCGACGTGCGCCCATCCATCCACATGAAGCGCGAGCAGGCCCGCATCCTGCTGGAAATCACCGCCGTGCGAGTCGAGCGCCTGCAGGACATCAGCGAGGAGCAGGCCCTGGCCGAGGGCGTGAAAGGCGAGCCCTGCGACCATGCACGGCAAGCGTGCGCCGATATCGGCTGCTGGGGCGACACCGCCAAGGGCGCCTTCGGTTTCCTCTGGGAATCACTCAACGGCGAGGGCAGCTGGGCCGCCAACCCCTGGGTCTGGGTCGTCGAGTTCAAGCGGGTGGCCCCATGAACACACCCACCTACTGCCGCACCACCGGCGAGCGCATCGGCAAGTGCCGCTGTCTGCGCTGCACGCCAATACTCCCTAGCAACTGACCATCCCCGTAATCAAGCGCGCCTGCACTGCCGGCGCGGAGGACCCGCTCATGCCCGCGAAACGCATCTACCTGGCCGGCCCCATGACCGGCCTGCCCGAATACAACTACCCCGCCTTCCACGCCGAGGCCGCTCGGCTGCGCGCCCAGGGCTACCACGTGGAGAACCCGGCAGAGAACCCGGCCCAGCCGGACTGGGACTCTTACATGCGCCAGGCTCTGCGCCAAATGCTCGGCAGCGACCTGATCGCCCTGCTTCCAGGCTGGCAAGGCTCCCGCGGCGCCGTGCTCGAGCGCAGCGTCGCGCTGCAGGTCGGCCTGCCGATCGCCGAGGTCGACCAGTTGCCGGCCATCGAGCCAGAGGCACAGCCCCTCTCCCAGGAGGAGCTGGCCGCCCTCACCCCGAACATTTGCCGAGGCACGGGACAGCACCCAGATCGCTGCCGGTGCCCCTACCACGCCCCGAATACCTGACCGAAGAGGACCTGCCATGTCTGCAGTCGAAGCCACCCCAATCACCGAGACCCAGGTGAACTTCCTCCGCATCGCCAAGGTGCGGGAGATCACCGGCATGGGCACAACCTTCATCTACACCGAGATGGCTGCCGGCCGCTTCCCGCGCCAGCGCAAGATTGGCCGCCGCGCAGTGGCTTGGCGCGAGGACGAGGTGCGCGCCTGGCAGGCCGAGAAGGAAGCCAAAGCCAATTAGGAGGCCTGACGCTCCAGCTCATCGAGCTTGTCGGCCCACCACTGCATCATCTCCCTCCTCTGCTCCAGGTACTCGGCGTGGTTGTATGCACCGCGGACCTTGTTCGGGTCCGCGTGGCCCAGCTGGGCCTCGATCCACTCCGACTTGAAGCCAGCCTCATGCAGCGCCGTCGAGATCGTGCCGCGGATACCGTGGCCGGTCAGGCGCCCCTCATAGCCCATGCGCTTGAGCGCAGTGTTCAGGGTGTTCTCGCTGATCGGCGTGTTCGGGTCATTGCGCCCGGGCAGCAGCAGGCGGTAGTTGCCGCCGATGGCCAGCAGCTTGCGAACCTCCTCAACAGCCTGGCGCGATAGCGGCACCAGGTAGTCGGGCATGTTCCGATCCTCCTTTGCTTTACCCTGCAGCTGCTTCACCACTTCAGGCGGGATGCTCCAGAGTGCCTCGCCGAGGTCGAACTGCTTCCGCTCAGCGAAACGCAGCTCCTGCGTTCGCACCATGGTGAGCAGCAGCAGGCGCACGCCCGACGCGGTGATGCTCGACCCGCTATAAGCTCTGAGAGCCCTGAGCAACTCAGGAAGCTCATTCAGCTTCAGATGCGGGTTGTGCTGCGGCGCCGGCGCCGGGGCGGCCATGATGTCCAGGTCAGAAGCCGGGTTGGACTCCGTAAGCCCCTCGGCTATCGCGAAGCGGAAGATCTGGTTCAGCCAGGTCCTGCACTTCTTCGCCACATCCAGCGCACCGCGCTGCTCAATCCGACGGACGGCGCCCAGTACATCGGCACGAGTGATCTCCGAGATGGGCAATTTACCGAGCGCGGGGATCAAGTCCTTGTCCAGGTATCGCCGACTCTGGGCGACGCTGCCCTGCCGGCCGGCGGTCAATCGCGGGTTGCGAAACTCCTGCCAGCGCTCGGCGACTGCAGCGAAGGTCGACTCTGCGGATCGGCCTGCTTCGTGCCTTTCCGCTCGCCGCTGAAGGCGCGGATCGATGCCCTTGGCCACCAGCGATCGAGCCTTGTCTCGCGCCTCGCGCGCGTCGCGAAGGCTGAGCTCTGGGTAGGTGCCAAGGGATATGCGCGGCTGCTTGCCGTGCCAGGAGAAGCGGAAGTGCCAGGACTTCGTACCCTTCGCAGAGACGAACAGCGACAGCCCGTCCATGTCGTTCAGGGAGTAGTCCTTTTCCTGGGCTTTGGCGTTACGGACGGCGGTATCGGTGAGGGGCATAGTACATCCGCAGATCAGTCGAACTCAGCTGTACTGGGGAATGTACTAGAAATGCGCGAATGTATGCGAACGCAGCGAAGGACTGCGAAAGATATATGCTCTTGGGGAATGCGCTGTAGAGCGCGCCGCTAGTGGTTTCGCGAAAGGTATCGGAAGCTAGCGAAAGAAAAAGATGGTGCGGACGGAGAGACTCGAACTCTCACACCTTGCGGCGCCAGAACCTAAATCTGGTGTGTCTACCAATTTCACCACGTCCGCGTGGTAACGCTTGAAACGAAAACGCCAGGCTTTTGCCTGGCGTTTTCTCGAATATGGGGTGGACGATGGGAATCGAACCCACGACACCAGGAGCCACAATCCTGTGCTCTACCAACTGAGCTACGCCCACCATATTGCGTTGCTTGTGCCTGATTCGCCAAATGGCGCACCCGGCAGGACTCGAACCTGCGACCATCCGCTTAGAAGGCGGATGCTCTATCCAGCTGAGCTACGGGCGCTTAATCATCTGCGGAACAGACTTCTAAGCTACAGCTCCAACCGCTTCCGGTCGTTGCCATCTTACCCAGCGGCTGGCTGTGCTCGACAAGCGGGGCGAATCTTATAGAGGCGTTCTGCAAGCGTCAACACGAAAATGAAAAAAATCCTGCTGGGAAAAGGAGTTACGGGAGCAGACGATGCATGCGCCTTTGCCCGATGGGGCTGCCGTGCGAGAATGCGCGATCTTTTTTCCACCCCTCCTCATGGTTAAGCACGCGTCATGACTGCAAAACTGATCGACGGCAAGTCCATCGCCGCCAACCTCCGCCAGGATATCGC